TTGATGTAGGAGTACTGGTTGGAGTGCTGGTTGGAGTATCGGTTGGAGTATCGGTTGGAGTGCTGGTTGGTGTTGATGTAGGAGTACTGGTTGGAGTGCTGGTTGGAGTGCTAGTTGGAGTGCTAGTTGGAGTGCTAGTTGGAGTGCTAGTTGGAGTGCTAGTTGGTGTTGATGTAGGAGTACTGGTTGGAGTATCGGTTGGAGTGCTAGTTGGTGTTGATGTAGGAGTACTGGTAGGAGTACTGGTTGGAGTGCTGGTTGGAGTATCGGTTGGAGTATCGGTTGGAGTGCTGGTTGGTGTTGATGTAGGAGTACTGGTTGGAGTGCTGGTTGGAGTACTTGTTGGAGTACTAGTGGGTGTTGAAGTTGGAGTACTAGTGGGTGTTGAAGTTGGAGTACTAGTGGGTGTTGATGTTGGTGTTGGTGTATAATCCGGTGGTATTAAATTTTTAACAGAAACATTTAAACTGCTTTGATTGTTTAAATTTACACCTGTATTAATATTTAAATTAGAAATAGTTCGATCTAAAGTAACAGAATTTTCAGTAACACTCTGAACATTTCTATTTAAGTTTGAAAGTGCAGAATCTAAAGATTTGTTTTCAGTAACATTCTGAACATTTCTATTTAAATTAGAAAAATTAGGTTCTATTTTTCTAAGACTATCTACATTATTTCTGTTTATGAATTTTTTATTATCAAATCCATATTTTGAAATAGTTATAGAATCTTTTCTCATTTACATACTTATAGTATTATCCACCAACTGGTGTTTCGAGTTTTCTGGCAGAACCAAAAATAGAAGGAAGTTTATAACCTTTTTGTTGTATCAAATCTGTTACTCTTTGTTTTTCAACTTCGTTTTTTGAATTGGAAACTTTTAATAATAATTCTTTATCTACTGGTGGTTCATTTGTATGATTTCCTACTGCTAAATTACTTAAATCACTTCTTAGTTTTTCAAATGCGCCTTGTTCACTCAATTCTGGATTTGTGATACTTTCGATACCTGCTCTATCCATATCCTGTGCATTAACATCTTTTGGTGTTCCCCCAATAGCCATTATTGCTGCTAATGCAGCAGCAGGAAGAAATCCCTTTTCGTTTAAAACTTCTTCGTATGCATTTTCCAATAGAATTTGATCTTTACTTCTCATATGTTATATACTTATGTTAAGTAAGCCAAGATCTCGTATCTTTTTTTAGTTTCCACACCGTCTTCCAGTGCTTCTAAATTCTCCCATGTGAAGCTAATTCTGGAATTTTCTATCTCTTGACCTTCTATGAATGGATTGTCTGTCTTTCTTCTAAAAACCAAAAGAGCATTACCTTCTGGACCCATTATCATATCTCCTGTAACCATGTCTAAACTAAATCCACACAGGTCTAATATGTTTCCCAATTCGTGTAAACCTTTGCTTATGCTATCTACCTTGAGATTACCACCGAGCATTTTGCTTTTATGAATTTGATTGGTTACTTTAATTCTTTCTCTTTTGGAAAGCTTGGGACTATCTATAACAAAATCTTGTACCTCTTCCTTTTCCTCAAAAAGATTTTCCAGATATTCATTTCTTTTTTGCAAAAGATTCGACATCATTTCTTCGTAAACTTTTTTAATTGTTTTCATATATTTTCCAAAGTTTTTATAACCTCGCTGAATGCATTTGGTTTTCTTGTTCCTGCTCTACCACCCTTTCCATAGGTTCCGGTGCTTACACCTTGTATTTCAGATGGATACAATTGTTTAAATGCCTTTTCGGCTTCTTTACTTCTCAATGCATCTTTAACAAATTCCAAAGACTGTCCTCTTAATTCTTTTGGTTTCCATTGTGGGGGCATTTCTTCTCCATCAATATAGTATACAGGAGGATGTTCTGTCATATTTTTACCTGTCATTCTATACATTTGCCTGTTTAGAGGAGGCTGAGATAGTGCAGATGGTCCCACATTTCCATTTGAAACCGATACATATGTACGCCAAGGATGCCCTTCAGAATCAAAATAATATACATCTACTGTAGAATCAGCAACTTCTTTAATGGATCTTTCTTGTGTATTACCGTTCAGGTAATCAACAATTGCCTTTAATGCATAATAATATGGTTTATCGTCTTCTCCATATTTGGCTTTCCATTCGTCTATACTTTTCGATTCTCCACCCAATTCTGATTTTAATATTAAACCAAAGTCTTTACCTGCTTTTTTTGCCACAAGTAATACTTCCCTCAAGAATTCTCCTTTGGACAAAGTATTAGCAATAACTCCTGTATCGGGAAATTCTCTCACAGTATTAAACAAGTCAGATAATACACTGTGATCCATTGGATTTCTTTTAAATGTATTATATAAAGATAAAATTTTCTTTTCTGCTTCTTCTGATTTTACTTCTGGAATAGCAGATCCTTTTCTTGTTCCAACATTACCCATTATACTAGGTCTTTTAGACTTGTATACCGCTTCATTAAATATGTTTAGATACTGACTTGTTAATATATCGAATTTCATTAGCTTATAGATATATTTACAACTATAATGTAAAAAAAACTATATTTTTATTCTTGTAACAATCCAATCATAAATCCTTTTAATAAAATTTTTATTATTTATTTATTTTCTTTTTGGATTTAAACACTTTAGTAAATCATTTTTAAATTCTACCGAATCTTCTATTTTAACCTTGTTAATATCCTTTGGTTCATATTTTTCCAAACCATCTTCCTTTGCCAAAATATTAACATAGTCTTGTATTTGTGGTTTCATAAATCCCATTCCAAATTATATTTTCTTGCTTCTTCGTTAAAACCTTCTTCGTGCATATAATAACCAATAAAATCTAAAAATTCTTGATTCAAGGTTTTCTTTGAGGCAACTTCCAATTTAAAACTATTATAACTTTCATTTATAATCTTTACATTACATTTGATTCCTCTCATTATAATATTTACATTATAATAGCCATTTGGATTTTGTGGATATCCTCCTTTATTTTTTTGTTTTTTCATAAAATTTTGAAAATTTCTTAATTCTACATGAACAATTTTTTCTTATTGAGCATTTATCACATGTTCTGTCATTGTTCAGGTATATATCTGGTCTTATGCACATATTTTTTGTCAATTCCACACATGCTTCTTTATTCTTAACCAAGTCTATAACAATTCTCTCTTTATGTAAATCAATTTTTGGTAAATTTGCACGTATTTCTTCTATTCTCCGTTCCCTTTCTTCAATAGTTTCTGGTACATATTCTTTTTTTTTCTTTTCGGTTGGATAGAATTGTTCTTTACATGATTTACAAATAGTTTCGGTTAATATTCTTTTTGGATCAGAATCACACGCATCAAATATAATTTTTTTACCTCTACCTTTCAAAGATATTTGAAAGAATTTACACTTTGAACACATGATTTTATCATGTGGAAATTTATTATGTGTTTCGTAATAAGCTATCCATTTCTTAATATCTTCAAATTGATCAATAGGTAATTGTTTTTTCTTCTTCATTTATTAACACTTATATCAAAAATTATTTTTTTACAAAAATAAACATCGAAAAATTTAAATATATTTTTCGTATATGAGGTCTGAGATATATCAGACTTTATTAAAGTATCTGGTTTTTATCGTGGCATTTCTACCAAATCAAAATTAACAGTTGCGAAGTTTGCGCTCTTGTTTTGTAAAGAATGACTTATAACATTAAACCCTCTTTTGTTATATGAGTCAATTACTTTTTGAATTTCGGTATTGATGAATCTTTCTCTGTCACCGAAAGTTAAGTTTTGGTTTTTTATTTCTATTTTTACTATTTCTTTTATCATAATTATTTAAAAAATTTGGAAAACGGACACTTTGATTCCGTTTCATTATTTACAATCTTATATTGTTTTGGTGTATGGAAATAATCTTTGTATCTATCAAAAGCTTGTGTTGTTGCCTTTCTCCATTTATAAAACAAAGATGGAATGCTTGATGAAACATATGCCATAAAATTTTCTCTTTTAATTGGAATACATTGTGCTATAGGTGTTCCTTTTTTGATTATACCATTAAAATCTTTTCTTATCATGAATGGGAATGATATAGATACTGGATGTTTGTCGGTATCTACGATTCCACTGAATGTAGTAAATGGCAAATCGTGATGCATGGGAGAAACAAAAAGAGTAGACCATCCTTTTTTAGTTTTAATAATCCATGGATTATTCCATTTTAATATTATAGGATTATATTCATCCGGTATTGGATACATAAAATATTGACTAATGTCATGTCTATATATTACCTCAAAATTCCCACAATAAGATTGATTTATATGAGTAATGTCATTATTTTCCTGTGATATGTGTACATCATATGGTAGAGGTATCATATAACCAGATGTTAAAGAATCCCTAAATGGTACACATCTTTTTATGGTTAAATTTGGATTACCATTAGCTCCTATGTATTTTTCATCACTCGTAAAAGACGGCATATCCTTAAACCATTCTGGAATAACCTTACCAGAAGGTTGTGGATAAGGAAAATCGGAAAAAACTTCTTCTGATGAAGCAATAAAATTAATTTTCATTCAACGGATGATATCAAATATTAGCTGTTGTGTCAATCTTTTTAAAAGCCAATGTAACAACTCTAGTGTTGTCATAATTTACTTCTGTCATACTAGCAAAGTAATATCCATCATATTTTATTTGATTATTATCAAAACTTCCAATAGTTGTGTCTGGATTAATCTCATTATCAGGAGATGTCAATGCTGGTTTTTCTTCTTCTATATATGTATATCCAAAATTTTCAACATCTATTTTAAAAGATTTTTTCATTTCTTCTTTAGTTTTAAAGAATAATTTCCAGAGTGGAACATTACAAAGTAAATTTAAGGCATATGCTCTAGTGGAGCAAGAATTACAATATTCCGGTTCTTTTATAAAGAATGTAATAAACTTGGAATGTATTATACATCTAACCAAGTCACCTAAGCCTTCTACATATCTAAATTTAAAAAGTGGATTTTTAAGTTTCATGTTGTTTTTTATTTGATAATTTTAAAAGATTTAAATATGTTTCATTGTTTTCAAAACATTGTATATAATCTTTAACCATTAACTCGAATGGCATTTGACAATTTTTATTTTGTTTAGCTGTTATAAATAATTGTTTTAACAATATTGAAATGAAAAAATTAAATGGATATTTGTCATTGAAGAAATTTTCATTTAAAACATTGGAATATGGAACATCTTCTAATTTAACCATTTCACCATCATCGTAATTACCATTCCATCTCCATTTTAAAATATCGGATTTTTCTATTGGTATTTCTTTAGAAAGAAAAGGATTTTCTAATTTTTGGTCACTATAACTTATAAAATTTTTATCAGAATCAAAAATAGCATACATATAGTATTATGTTACCAAATATTCTGTAAATGTCCACGAATTAGTTGATGAGTCAACTTTAAATTTCGCTATTCTTATTTCTTTTATGAAAACGTCTTTTTTTCTGCCAACAAAATTAAAAACTTTATTTACAATACCAAAATCAAAAGACTCTAATGTTACACTATTTTCACCAACATTATTACTATACAATAAAAATATAATATTGGCTATTGAATTAGAAGGAAAATTTTTTGCTGGATATAAAGAATTTAATTTATTTAAACCAAAAACACTCAATGTATCATTTGGATAATTTACATCTATGTACATTTTTATAATTCCATCGGCTTGATATATATTAATTGGAAATGTAAAAGTTATTTCTCTTTTTTGCCAAGCACTACTTAAATATTTTGTAGTGGTTGTAGCTAAATTAAAATTAGTAGGATATTCAAAGTAATCAGCAAATGCATTAAAATTACTTATATTTTCTGATAAATCAGAAAATCTTGAATAGAAATCATCCGGTTTTTGAAAAAATTGAGAGGATATATTGCATACATTTGTATCTAAAGATAATGTATTATAATTAATCTTACCTAAAGAATCTCCTACGCAATCACTTAAATTTATAATATTTATTAATTTATTCATTTTATGGTAATTGTTTTTGTAAAACCCATTCGCAATCTTCAACTTTCATTACTAGTGTATATATGTTATCGTTTTCGCTTCTATCTTTAAAATATTGATCTATATTTGCTGTACCCGTTCTTGTTTCTGTTTTTGAACCACCTGTATATGAACATGTAGCGTTTTTTGTTTGACCACAAGAACCTGCAATTGCTCCGCATACATTACCAGATCTACCACAGCTTACATTACCATTATATGTAACAGCACACGTAATAGTAACCGATACATCGTTTGTAACACAGCCAACAGCTTCTATTTTTTTTAATATATTGTTTCCTGTTCTATCTATTCTTACTTCTTCTTTATAAAACATGATATACACATATGCCACAGAATTTTCTACAAAATTTGTTTTTGATGTATTTGTATTTTTTACCGGATATTTTTGGTTAAACCAAGTAGTAACGGTATTGATGTGTGTTTGTATGTTATTGCTATTAAATTCAAATACATTTGGATATATTATAACAATAGGTTTTATAAATTTGGCACTATTGGTTTCAACTATGGTAGAAAAGGAAGTTAATCTTTCTGCTGCATTTATACTGTTAGCAAAATTAATACTAGATTTCCAAAAATTGCTATAAAAATCATAAAACTCTACTAATGGTTTATAATATCTATCACTACTTAATAATATATTATTAGTCCAAGTTTCTAATTCGTTAAAATTTATATTGATACTAGATAAGGAATTTCCTATACAATCATTGTGATTTAATTTATGCATTTTTATATTTTTATTATTGTATCATCTACTCTTTTATATTTTAAGGATATTACTCTTGTTAAACTTTTATCAACACTTGATTCATTATGTGACAATACAACATCTCGATTATTTTTATTTGGACAGTTTATATTACTATTTCCAATAATTGTTGCACTAGCTAGTCCGCAATATGATGCTGCATCATGACATGCGCCATCTCGTTGTTCTTGTCCGTTTACTCTAACGTGATTGCAATTAAATTGTGGTTTTGGACAACCACATCCAGCAGAAGGTTTATTTTGATTTTGTGGTACGCAGCTTTCGTAATATGTTTTATAAAAACTCCAAGTAAAACTTTCATTTCTTGAAAGATATAAATCTACATTTATAATTTGACCATTTACCAAATTGGAAATAAAATTTGATGTCAACCAATTTTTAATTTGATTTTGATATGTTGTTTGACTTGCGTAATATGTTGGTAAATCTATAATTTTGTTATATATTACATTTAAATCAGTATCCCAATAAGAACTTAATGTTTTAACAGTAGTCTCTGCGCTAAACCATCCCGCAGATAGTGTTTGAAAGTTACTTATAGCTCTTATCCATCTTGCACTATTGTTAGAAAAATTTGAATATAATGCATTAAAATTGTTAGAATATTTTTGTAAACTATTTAAATTTGTAGATAATGTTACTACATTTGTATTAATAATTTCAAAAGAATTTGCTAAACAAAGTCTTTCATCAATCAAATATACATTTGAGCAAGTTTCATCATCTTTTTTAAATTCTAAAGCCATTATATTATAATATATTTAACACTAAAAACTATTTTATCAATACTAGTTATTTTTTAATGCCTTTCATATATTCCTTTTCATCATACCATGTTGGGTATACTGTATTGAATCCAACTGTACATCTTAATTGTGGATATTCTGGACCAGAACCATATGTTATTACGAATTGTTTTTGATTCTGTTGTTGTGTTGTCTGTTGTGTTGTCTGTTGTTGCTGTTTTTTTTGCCAATTTGTAGTTATTGTATCAGAAGCATTTTTATTAAGTGCTTTTTTAGTATTAATATCGATCCATATTTTTTTATTAGCATCGTATTTATATTGTTTTCCGCTTTTTTTAGAAGTAACGGTTGTTCCGTCCGGTGGTTCCAACGGTGGCTGTGACGGTGTTGGTGTAGGTTGCTGAGTAGGTGTAGGTTGTGGTTTTTGTTGACCTTGATCGTAATGTGTTCTTAATAAAAAATCTCTGGTTGTTATCACACCATCTGTATATTCTGGTTTAGTAGTTTCAAAATAAGAAACGAATTTTGAAGGATCGGGATCTCTGTTTATTATTTCTATTTCCCATTGACCCTCGTTATCAATATCACTAACAACTTTTGCAATTACACCTACGCTTTTAACCATTGCACCCGAATTAGGAGCAACAATTATTTGACCTTTTTTGGGTTTATTTTTTACACTTAATGGATTTAAATTTTTATCACCTTCAAAAAATTTACCTTCTAATCCCTTTTGAAAACCACTTTGAAATGATCTGGCAAAATCTAGTATTTCATTCAAAAATATTTGATCAAAGTTTTTAGCTTCGTTTAGTGCTTTTTTATAATATATATCGAAGATGTTTTTATCTTGCATAAATATATTTATAACTTCTATATAAAATATGGCTATAAAAATTGAACTTTTTGACAGTTACGAAATAAATGGTAAAACCTACACTGGAAATTTTCCAATTTATTCATCAGATGCAGTTTGTATTAAACCATCTTATATTGATTATGAAAATCAATTGCAATTAGATTTAGAAGAAACCAACGAAGACGAGTGATTTTTAATACAGGTATATTAAGGATTTTAAGATAAATATCTTTAATCATTTAAAATGTCTTCTGATAAACAAAATCCATACAGCTACAAAATTTGGTTCTCTTTACAGGAGAACAATCTTACAGATGATCCACAAAAATTGTACATGGATTATTTAAAAGAATGGTATCTAACTAATAATAAAAAATTAATAGATCCAAAACAAAAAATTAAAGATGAGTATATTCAATTAATTAAAGATTTGAGTTTTCTTTTTAATAAAGACGAAAAAGATAAATTTTTACAATCTATAGATTATAATAATAAAGAAGAATTGATATATAATATTCCTCTTTTTGCAAAAAAATTAAAAGAAATAGCAAAAGTTTTAAATGCAAAAAGAACATCTATAAAAAATTCAAAATTAAAATATAGTTTAATAGGATCTAATGATGGAGTTGAAACATTGTTTTATGAGTATCTATTGAGATCATTTACTACAAGTGAAAATTCAATAACCCAAATACCTACGACATCATTAAAATATGAGTTTCCTTCTTTATCTGCTGTAAAAGGTGATTTCTTCATAGAGATAGAAGAATTATATGACACCAACAATTATTTGGATTCTGATCCGGAAATAAATGTGTCAGAGTATTTAAATGTTGATGATATATTAAATGAATATCCATTCGAAGATTTAACCGAAAATGATATAGTTGGTATTTTAAATTCCAGATTTGTACCAAGAGCAACGGACAATACTTTAAGTAAGATATATCAGGCATATTTAACTAGTTTAACAGGTGACATCACAACAGATGCAGAAAAAACTAAACTTTTAAATTATCAAATAAATGCATCAGAAAAATACATGGGTGAAACTTTATATGGTTTAACCGCAATAAGATTAAAAGATTTAAATCAACCCGATTATGTATTACAAACTGGTTTCTCACAAGGTAACAACTGGTTTATTTGGCCTAGTGGAAGTAAGGTTATTGATGATACTTTAGGTGACAATTATTTAACTCCGATATTGTTAACTAATTCAAATTTAGTAAGTTCTGGTGCAACTGGTGGTAGCTCATATAAAGATTCCGATCTTATATTCACCGACAAAAACGGAACAGTAGAAGGTGCATGGTTAAGGGGACCAAGAACATATTCACAAAAAGTTTCAACCAGTATTAATATTTTACCCAATAATATTAGAGAATTTATATATCCATATGTAGGTTATAATTTAACAACAAAAGGATTAAATTGGATAGGTTACAGTTTAGTAGATCATGACTATAGAAATTATGATCTACTAACAAATGAACAAAAACTTAATTTGATGAAAAGGTATTACACCGAAACTTTACCTTTAAGTACATCGAATTCTTTTTATTTAAACCAATCAACTCTAGTAGATAATGGTTCAGAAGCGGGTGATAATACATTAAATGCAGATGCTATAATAAAAAGAAAACATAGAAATGTTATAGATCAGGTAGCAAATTTTTCTGTTGGGGATGACACAGAAGCTGCATTCTTATATAAATTACAAAAAACAGATATTCCAATCTCTTTGGGTATAAACAATATATATTGGCCACTTAAAACATTTGAATCATCGGAAAATCTTCCATTGACAATAAAAAGTGATCATAGTATACCTGTACCATTAGCTAATTTGAAGGTATCAGAAGTTATGTCCGGTGCTATTGCTGGTTTAACCTTCGAAACATCGGATGTAATTTATAAATTAAGTAATAGGTTTTCTGATCCAATTGAAGCCGCATGGTTGGGTTCTGGTTCGATTACTAATTTGGAATCAAACAATGACAAATCTATAAAGATATATGATGAAGATGCTGTGTTTTGTTCAAAATATATAAATGGTCCAACACAAGCATCTTTAAATTTAAAAATTGGTTCCGCAGAAAAAGTTTCTTTTATATGGTGCGATATAGACACACCAGCAGATGAGGTTTTCAAAAATTTTGAACATGCTCCAAATTGTGAATATGGTAAGCAATCCCATGATTATTATTCGGATCAAAATTATTTAAATCCAGAACAATTAAATCAAACAAACCATTGGAAAAAATGTTCTTGTAAGGCTGTAAACTATTCACCAATTGGTCATATTGGAGATTCACCATTAGATTACAATACTAATTGTGATTTACTTTTTGCTGATCCAGAAGGACTTAAAGATAACTTTACTTTATTAACATGGAAAGATACCAGAGAATTAAATTATAAAAACAGTCCACAATTTGCTCATTTTAAAATTGATGGTGACGAAGACAATCCAATTGGTTGGGGTAAAGGTACATGGAAAACCGGAAGAGGAAAAAAAGATTCTTTTGGAAAAGAAGAACAATTTATACTAAAAACCGGAAGAAGATATACATACTTTAGAACATCATTAAGAAAAGATGAAACATCAAGTTTTGAAGAAACACAAACTTCACCATATTATATCGTAAAATATGCTTATAAAGAATTAAGAGGATTTTGTGATTCCAACAATTCTACTAATGGATCAAATACAAATAATTGTTTTGATATGTTTGTGGTATTGGATGTTAGTAAATCTCAAAAATTATCTATCGAAGATAGTAAAAATTTAGTAATAAACATATCAAAAGTATTACTAGAAAATTCAAACAACAGTATTCAAATAGGTGTGGTTGCGTTTAATAAAGAAACTAGTATGTTATCATATCTTACTAATTCTCATGGTGGATTGGAATTTTATGTTAAAAATGTACAATTTGAGGAAGATTTTCCAACTCATAGAACAGATATATTAAATGCTATAAAGGTCGCAGAAGATTATTTATATAATGAATTTCCAGAAAATGCTACATCTAATTTTGATTATACTGATCTGTGCTCTAAATTAAGTACTTTGATATTAGATGATACCGCAAAATCAAAAACATTAAATTTACCAAGACCATCATGTGCAAAAAAATTGTTAATAATAAGTGACGGTGAAGAAAATGAAAGTAAAAATCAGGTAATAGATTATGCTAAGACATTAAAAACTCAAAAGAATGTAGAAATATATACGGTTGATATTGGGTTGAGATCTTATAATAACAATTTATTGGAAACCTTAGCATCTGATCCAACCAGATATTATAATTTGGAAGGTTATCTAAAAGAAGGAAACGGAGATGTATTAACATTTGCAAATATATTGGCATCCAACATTAATGGGTGTGCATCGGTTGTTCCGAGTTGGAAAAAAGCTGTTAAAAATTCATCTGGAATATGGACAGCATTAAATGAAAAGTCAGATATGGTCATGAGACCGGGTGATTTTTTGGTTTATGTCCATGCAGCAGAAGTTAACTATATAAGCGAAGATTCCAATTCCAGTTTTTCACAAGCTGGTTTATCATTTACATTCAATTCAAAATTAAACGGATGGGATTATGATTTAAAAAAATTTGATCCTAAATTTATAGGTGAAATATATGGCGGTAAACCATTTTGGGGTGTATCTGACACATTACCCACATTAGAAAAAAGATTTGAAAAGGAAAGCAATCATTTTTCTGGACAATTGAGATTTTTTAATGATTATGTTCCTATAAGACAACCAGAAGTATCAAATATTATTATTGAAAATGGTAGTTTTATTCAATATTTTAGAAGAAAAAATACATCATTTGATTGGATTCAACCAATAACCTTATCAACTACATTATCTGACTACCAATGGAATAAGATAAATTTCTATAGACACACATCAAATTTAAGTGAAATATTAAAAAATGGTGACTTTGATTTCTATGGAGAAAGTAGCGATGAAGTAAGTGATATGTTGTTAGAGAGTTATTCTGATTTCAGAATATCACGATACAACTATTTTGCCAGAAATGCTTTCACATATACTCAAGAACTATTTAACAAAGATAGATGTGAAAATACATTTGTAGTATTCAATACCGGATCTATTTTAACTCCATCTGAACCTTATTGTAATTTATTAAATACACACTTCCCAACAATTGCTACTGTTTCTATTCCAAAATTAATGGTATCCGAAAAATACTTTGGTGGTTATTTGACTCCTTTGAATCTAGGTGTTCCTTATTATAGAGGAAAGGGATATTCAATTGAAATAGATAAAGATCAAATTACGGTATATGATTCAACCAGTGCAGAAAGAACCTTTTTCGATCCAAATAAATATGCAAATAGAAATAGAGGATTATCAAAAAATGATCAAATTTCTCCTGCTGTAGTAAAATATGTGGATAATAGATGGATGGTGGATTCTTTTAATTCTGGTAGCAGAATGGGAATGCACATAAACACATTAGAAAATCAAAAGTTTACTCCTTATCAATCTTCTTATGAGATAATAGGAAAAAATAGTCATGGTGTAACAAGGCAGGATGATCCGATAGAATTTTGGAATAACACTTTACCTGCCATATGGAACGATGAAAAGAATTATCCTTTAACATTCCGAAAAGAATTGATGGCACAAACCTATGAATTAAGAAAAACTGGGTTATTGGTTGATAGAGGTATTATGACCAACTGGAGAACCGATATATTTGGAAATGAATATGGTATATTTAAAACTCCAACAACAACACCAACCAGTACTCCAATAACACCAACCAGTACTCCTACAAGTACACCAACTTCAACACCAACTTCAACACCAACCAGTACTCCTACATCAACTCCAACCAGTACTCCTACATCAACTCCAACCAGTACTCCTACAAGTACACCAACCAGCACTCCAACCGATACTCCAACCAGCACTCCTACATCAACACCAACATCCACACCCACAGAAACTCCGAGTGATTGTTTCAATGGAGTAGAATGGGTTCCAATTGTTTGGGAAGAATGGCAACCTGATCCAAGTACGGTATGTGAAGGTGAATTTGAACAATATAGATATAATAACTGTGGAGAATATGAAACTAGACTTTCATATGGAACAAAACCTACAGTATGGGGTGACTGGCAACCGGATCCAAGTACTGTATGTTTAGGTTACTATTTTGATAAATATAGAATTAATAATTGTGGAGATTATCAATTCGATTGGGGTATCGGTACTGGTCCTATAATATGGGGAGATTGGGAACCAAATCCAAGTACAATATGTGCAGGAACAGCTTTTGATCAATATAGAAGTAACAACTGTGGTGATTATGAGTCCCAACCTTCTACTGGTACAGGTGTTATAACATGGGGAGATTGGTATCCCGATACTAATCCAAGCAATGTTTGTTATGATCAAACATTTACACAAGATAGATATGATAGCGTCTGTGGAAATACAGATCAAAGAACCGTAAATGGTACAGCACAACCAGTTTGGGGAAATTGGACACCAGATCCAAGTACAATTGATATCGGTGTAACATTCACACAAACTAGATATGATAGTAGTGTATGTGGAAAGGTTGAAACTCAACAAGCAGTTGGAACAAGAATGCCATGTATCGCAAGTAATACAACAAATATGGGCGATGTGGTAGTACCAATAACATATCAAGACTATTTAAATTATTGTGCTAGAATAGATTCCGGTGGATTTAATTTATACTTGGGAGCAACCGGAGATGAATATTCTTCCGATGGTAATACGGGATGGCTAAGATGGTCGATTAGTATTTCTGGTTCAATCGCAGCTGGAGGAATTAGTAGCAATAGATGTAGTATATACATAAGTGGAACTGTCAATGGAACCTTATCAAAAACCGGAAATCCACCACCAACACCAAATCCTACTATTGAGCCAGCATCATCGTATGGAAATGTTACTATAAATTTCCGTTATGTTGGAACTCAAATGTATATGGGAATAAGTGTAAATTATGGAAATGATATAACATCGAATCCTAATTATTTACCAGGTGGGCCGTATTATCAAAATCGTACGGAATTCGGAGGCGGTACGGCTACCGTGTTAGGTTACAACATACCGGTAATTAGTTTGTGGTGTCCTGGCTTTTCAAGGGAATGTAGCCAATATGCGCCTCCGGTATATCAAAATACAAGAACAAATTCCTTAATAGTAAGTTGATAAAAAAGGTTTGACTAAATTGTTAAAAATTGATAGAATTTGTTTGAAATGTCTAAAAATCAAACTAAAACAAAAAAAGAAGATATAATCAAATTTTGGATTTCTAAGGTGGATGAAACAGAATTGAATTTCGATTGGGGCGATGCCGATTTAGTTTGCTGGAACTGTGGTTGTGAGAGAAAAACCCAAAGATGTCATATAGTACCCCATTCATTAAATGGAGATGATGATCCTTCAAACTATGTTTTGCTGTGTAATATTTGTCATACCAATGCACCAAATTGTTCAAATCCTAATATTATGTGGGATTGGATAAAATCAAATAAAACAAAATTTGGAATAACAAATTGCTATTTCATAGAAAAAGGACTGGAAGAATATGAAAGAATATACGGCGGGAATATTATAAATGATATGATTTCATCTGGTATTAATGAAAACAATATACATAAACACATAGAGGAATATAACAAAGAAACCAGATTATCCACACATTTTTCCGATAGTCATTTCAATCCGGTTTCAACAGCAGGTTATGTGAAAGGGTTGCTAGAAGATTTAAAGGGTAAAGAAACCGAGAAAGAAACAGAAATAAATACAGAAATTTTTAAAAAATATATAAAAGATTACGAATCAAAGACAAAAAAATGGGAAAATTTTATGAAAAAAGTTACCTAAAAAAACAAAAAAGTTGTTCAAAAAGTAAAAAAAGTTACCCAAAGTAAAGAAAAAGTATTCCATAATAGGGAAAAAATATAGTTTTCTATCTGTAAATAAGAAAAAAGAAAAAAAATAAGGGGATAATGTTGATTTAATAGAACATGGTGTTAGAATGAAACATGGTGTGGCATTACCGCACCTATATAAAAATACCATGAAAGAAATATTATCATTAAAATACAAAGATATATTCTCAATAGAAATTTGGGATAGAGAGAAAATAAAGACAAAGAATATATTCAAGAGATATGAATTAAAATTAAAGTATCCAGAAATATATAAGGTAAAGTTAGAAGATATGTGTTATAGAATATATAAGAAATCAAAGAAACAAAAGAAATATACACAGGACAAAAAATTTCTAAATGAAGTAGAATATCTATTGGCAGAAGAAGGAAGAGAGAAATACCTAGAGATTAGAAAAAATACAATGAAGAAACTAATAGAGGTAACAGACAATCATTCTCCAGATAAAGATTCCAAAGATTCCAAAGATTCATAGAAGATGCAACGAAGTCTGCCAAATGTTTATTCTAAGATTTATAGGGAGAATTTTAAAAAAATAGAATAGGGGAGGAGAATTCTTTTGGCAGACTTTTTTGGAAAACTCTTTGGTAATTTTGGTATTTTTTAGTTGATTTTTTCGGAAATACCTTTCGGAAAGTTTTCCGAAAACTTTCAAAAACTAAATTTTTTGTTGATTTTTTCGGAAATACCTTTCGGAAAGTTTATTACAATTAGTTGTCAACAAAAATTTTTTAAAAATTTTTAAAAATTTTCAAAATATTTCCAAAAAATCTTCTTGACATTTTCCTAAAAATATGCCTTATATTTCGGTAAGTTCCTAATTCCCAAATGTTTCCGAAGATTCTTGGGAATCCCCCTCCCAAAAATATTTCGGAAAAATATTTCTTGACAAAATTTTTGTTGACAAGGGGAATTTTTTATGTATTGGAAAACATTTCGGCATCAAAATAATCATTGCAAAAATTTGGAAACTTGTCAAGTTCTAAAAATTTTGTATTGTCATACAAAACCCTTTTAAAAATTTGGAATATATATTGACATATGGGGGGAGATATGTAATAATAGTTTCATGGTTCAGAAACACGAAATTCTTTCTGGTAAGTTACAGGAATTGCGAGAGTATTTTTCATTTGTAAAGAAAGAATATAAACAAAACGAGGTAGAATTTTTTGATATGCCTTCCACAAGTATTAAGGAACAACTGGATTCTATCATAGACGAAAGGAATCCATTTGGATTTGTTTCCTATTGTGTTGTAAAAGAGCACGGGGAAGATCCTATAGTGGAGGTTAAAACCTACTATATTCTTATTGAAGATGTATTTGATGCATCACTGCGTAATAATAGAACATAGTGTGGCATTACCGCAAGTTTTAAAATACAACAAGATATAACATTTATGATAACAGCAATATGGCAAAACAATAGCCTGTGGAAAACTTCTCCAGTATGGAAGAAGCTATCTTCAGAAACGAAACAACAAATCCTTGGAACCTTCAAGGAGAAGAAGAATTTACCAAAGAATTTTGAAAAAGAAGAGAAAGGAGGTGAAGAATAATAATGTACATGGAATATAAGCTAACAACCATTACAAATGGTTTGGCAAATAGGAACTCTCCTCGTAGTGTGAAGATGCAAATCTTGGATACTATCATTAATCCGACGAAGTATATGTTTGTGGGATTTGCAGCAAATGGATCAATTGTCCGTTTGAAGCCAAAGTATCACAATATCAGAGATAAGAAGGGTCGTTTTACAGCAAAGAAGAAGTAATAATTTCTTTATATTTGCATTTTTTCATATTTACCCGTCTTCCCAATAGGGGAGGCGGGGTTTTCTTTTCTTGATCATTTTGTATGACAATACACCATTTGTATTGTCATACAAAACCCTTGGGGATTATTTTTGAAAATTACTTTAATTATATTAAAAATCATTAAAAAAGTAAAGAAAATTCTTTGTATTGTCATACAAAACTTGTATTGTCATACAAAACTAAATAAAAAACCATTTTTAATGTTTTGTATGACAGGAAAAATATTTAAAAAAATATATGGACAGGGGAAAAAAGAGTTGATAGATTGGTGGCATCGAAACCAAACACCTATACAATGATTAAAAAATACTACTTGGAATGCTTCGGAGAAAGAATTCCCTTGACAAGATTACAAGGAGAAACTATACAGGAGATGCTAATGAAAGACTTTGGTTGGTTGCTGAAACCAATCATGGAACAAACCAACGGCTTTCAAAAAGCCCTTGACAAACTAAACTGGAAAGTAATAGAAACTACCAAATGAAAAAAACACCAACACCCGATACAGAACAAACTCTGTTCTATACAGCAATCAATGCCCTGCGAATTGCAGGACAGGAGAAACTCGCCGATGACTTGGATCAGCGCATGGAGAACCTAATCAAGACTCCCAAGGTTGCCATCTTTGTTGATGGTGGAATTGTCCAAGGAGTTCGTTCTAATATAGGACAAGAATTGGATGTAGAGATTGTGGATGCGGACAACGATCAAGATGGAGCGGATTGTCGTTGGGAAGATTTGGAAAATGAACTTGAATTTGGAAACTACTAATATGGGAGACTCTCATCAAAACTGGATAGAAACAAAACCAAACCAAATGAAAATCAAACAAGCAATCAAAGAACTACAAGGACTCGAAAAACAAGGAGTGAAGAATATCATCCTTGCCTTTTGGGAAGCCAAAGATTTTGATAGAGACGAGGACAAATCTTGGGTTGAGGATGTGGAGATATTAGACGATAGTTTCGACTGGTCTTCCACACATGATGACTTGAACAACTTTATGGAAAGTTTGAAATAATAAACCAAATGGAAAATAATACACTTGCAGAACTCGTAGGATTGCTATCACAGGCAATCGACATCATTCGCAATCATGGAGCAGAAGATGATGCGAACTATATTGAAACCCAAATGGAAAATACAATCCGATACTACAAATTAGAAAAAGAACAGAATAGTTAAAATGAAATACAAACTTATTGACATAGAGGACGAATCCTCTAACGAATGGAGTGAACCTGTCACCAAGGAAGAAGCCTTGGTGTATATTCAAGAATGGAACGAAGAGATGGGAACAAACTATAACTCTATTACGGAGTTCAACGAAAAAGAACAATACTGGAAATGGGAGGAAGCAAAATGAAATTTTACGGAGACAAAGGACACAACCCTAAAGTTGTAGAAAGATTCAATCGAATTGCAAAACATTTCGATGTAACCGAACTTCCAGAACTTTTAGAGTCTTGGATGGACAATGGAGACATGGAATCCTTTATAGATATGTTGACAGAAAGATTCTATTCCAATTTCAATGAGTATGTGATTGAATACAACATTCGTTCTCTCTGTGGAACGAAAGCATATTCAGCAGTCATCATCGACAAAAAAGAATTTGGATCAGATTTTGAGGATATGCTTTCCTACACAACCCATGAGGTGAAAGAAGATGGTTCTGTTTATTATCTGGAACAGGACTTGGAAGGAAGACGAGCAGATAAAGGCAACCAAGGCGTAATCTATGATCGGGCATGGGTTCGATCACCAAAGGAAGGAAAAGAATTTCTTCGATACCTCGAAAGCAACCTCTAAACACATTACAACACATGACATCACCATCAGAAAAACACATAGAACAAGAACACGAAATTATCAAGTATGCCCTCACTTTTCTCTTGTCAAACTTGGAGGATGAGGTTATAGAAGATATGTCAGAATACATTGGGACAAGTGATCCCGATGAAGTAGAGAAACTAATAACAGACATAGTTGAAAATTACTGAACGATGAAAAAAATCCTTGACATCTTTTCAAGAATAAAAGAATATCTGGACTTCATTGATGGTAAAACATCATACATAACCAAACCAAAAACCAAATAGAAAGAAAACCAAATGCCAAACCATTGTAACAACCAACTCACACTCGCAAGCGGAGAAGACCTTTTGAGTGTATTGAATCCCTACATAACATTAAAGGGAGATGACATTATCGGATGCCATGAATATCACTTCGATTTCAACAAGATCATTCCAGAACCAAAACCAGAAGTAGAAGATTGGTATGGATGGAGAGTAGAAAATTGGGGAACAAAATGGGAAGGATATGATGGAAGATTCAACGAAGATCAAACCGCATTATCATTCAGCACAGCATGGAGTCCTCCACTTCCCATCATAAAAAAACTTGCAGAAATTACTGGACAGACTTTCATTCTTGGATACATTGAGGAAGGAATGTTCTTCTGTGGAAAATATACAGCAAGTCCAGAAGAAGACTATGATGAGTATTACAACGACATCAAATCCGCACCACAAGAACTCCAAGATGAACTTGGATATGTTCCTTGGGAAGAAGTAGAATCAGTATAAACAATAAACCAAATAGAAAGAAATAGTATGGGATACACACACTACTGGACATATAATCCAAACAATATGTTGGACACCGAAAAACTTCGTAGGAGATTTCGGGTTGCGGTGGATATAATTGAAAAGGCATACAAGAAGGTTAGGAAGAACAGATTCATTCACGAAGGACAAGCAGGAGGATTCTATAAAGGTGTTCCTTGCATCATTCGTGGTGGACTTGGAGAAGGATCACCCATGATAAACGAATCAGAAGTATGGTTCAATGGTGATGCAAAGACAGGAACGGATCACGAGACATTTGGAATCAGATGGTTTCCTTCTGGTGGAGAAGTAAAAGGATTCTGCAAGACGGCAAGGAAACCATACGACATTTTGGTTTGTGTTTCTCTCCTTGCATTCAAACACGCATTTAATGATTCAGATGTATTTTCTTTTTCTTCTGATGGAGACAATGCAGATTGGGAAGATGCAAGAAACTTATACATGGACATCACATTTTCACACATTGACAAAATCTTTCCAGAAGAAGCAAACTTGGAGGTAGCATAATCAAAATGAAAACAATCACACTCAAAGAAGCATACCAAATCTTGGAAGATGCAAATGCAGTAATCATTGACAATGATGTTGTGTTGTATCCATCACTATGGGAATTGAGAGACGATGAAACAAACGAGTTCCTTTATTTCCGTTGGGATGATGGTGGACTTGAATACACTCTCACATTCAAGGAAGGAGACAACCAAGAAGTAAAGGTTGTGGGTTCTTCAATGTTCCTGCACGATACTGATTCAGAAGGAGAAGACGATCACATTCAAATCACAATCTTGACAACAAAAGAATTAGAATAATATGGACATATACACAATCAGCAATGACATCAAAGGTTCCCGACGACCATTCTTTCGAGATGAATTTGAAGAATGGATTGAGCAAGCCTGTGAAAAAAGAACAAGCAGTGAATTTTTTCAAAGCAGGTATGAACAATGGCAAGAAGAAGAATTTCAAAAATTAGATGAAGAAGGTATTGACAAAACAAGCATGGAATGGTAAGGTAGAAGTATAGTAAGTAATGGAAGGTTCCCGATGATCCAGATAAAAAAATCGGAAATAGATATTTGAAATTTTAGATTGCGGGTTAGATAAATAGTTTATATTGCAGAGTGTGAGAAGTGGTATCTCAGTGCGCTCATAACGCACCGCCCTTGCGCCTCGAAGGTTCGATTCCTTCCTCTGCTATTTTGTTTTTGATGATGGGTGATATTTTATTTTCAAATGCTTCATCTATAAGTTGCTTCTGTTTTTTTCTGCTGCTTATTTCTGAAACATTTATAACGAAAAAAGAATATTCCATATCAGATAATTCTTTAAATTTTAAACTATCTTTAAGTTTAACATCTTCAAGTTTTTTTTCTCCGAAAATAGGAAAATAATGAATAGGCCCATTGACTTCTATGGCTAAAGATATTTCTGGAATGCAAATATCTATTTCAAGACCAGAAGATAATGTTTGCCTATCTGATTGAATGATCTTTAAAAAAGAGAATTCATTCTCTATTTTAGAATAAAGATAATCTTCTGGAAAACTTATATTTCTTTTACAACCTTTATTGATATGGAAATTTTTATTAAAATATCTCATACGACAAGATTTACTACAAAATCTTTTATTGTGTTTGGTTTTATTGTGTTTTCTATCTTTTAGAGGTTTAAAAAGTATATTACATTCTGGACAATTTATCATATGCTTATGAATACTTACACTTACCATAAGCATTGTTTGAAATTTTTATTCCTCGTTAGTAGAATTGGTAAATACACGGGACTGTTAATCCCGCGCAGCAATGCACTCTTGGTTCAAGTCCAAGACGAGGAGCATCTTACAAAAGATAAAAAGGTTCTCGATGAGCCAGATAAAAAAATCGAAAATATCTCTTGACCTTTTTAGAAACAGGTGATAAGATGGTGGAAGATTAGTAAAGGTTATCTGAACCTTGTAAAAACAATCAGAAAAGATTTTTGATAGAATTTGTATATTGTCTGACGATATGGTGTAATGGCAGCCACAAGGGTCTTAAAAACCCTTGCTCGTAAGAGCGTGAGAGTTCGAGTCTCTCTATCGTCACCAGTTTTAAAAAGGGAGGTTAGTGTAATTGGAAGCACCGACAGACTTATAATCTGTGTTCCATAGATGTTGGACGAGCATGGGTTCGATTCCCATACCTCCTTCCACTTTGTAAATAGTTAATTTAGACGGCCTTGTAGCTCAATGGTCAGAGCAGTCGGCTCATAACCGATTGGTTGGGGGTTCAAATCCCTCCGGGGCCAGATTTTGTATCGGTGGCGCAATGGATAGCGCAAGCGGTTTCTACCCGTTAGGTTGGGGGTTCAAGTCCCTCCCGATACGCCAACTACGTATTTCCCCCCATTTTATTTTCTCCCCCATCGAATATCTTGTTCTTCTATGAAAACAAGAATCGCACTTCATCTTTGTTGTTTGATACGCAAGCCTAAAAATTGGAAATTTTATGTTTGCGGAATAGCAAGAGAATTCTTTAAAAAATAAAAGTTCTTAGTTTTGTATGACAATAGAAATAAACCTTGACAGAAATCAAAAACTTGATCTCAGAGTTTTGTATGACAAAAGAAAAAAACCTTGACAAAAAAATTTCTGTTGATCTAAAAGTTTTGTATGACAATAGAAAAAAATAAAAATAATTCTTGCACTACATAGAAACCTATGAGAGAGTGATTGCGTTCAAACGAACAAGAAACAAACCAACCAAACCAAACCAATGATTATTCAAGATAAAGAAACCACTATCGAGCAGATCGGAACAATTCAAGACGAGGCGCAATTCAAGATGCGGAATAGCCAGAAGGCATTCCAGATTCTTTCCAGTCTGTATTCCGATAAACCTCTCGCAATCGTTCGTGAACTCGGTTGCAATGCAATGGATTCCCACATTGCTTCTGGTCAACCCAATCTTCCATTTGCGGTTCATATTCCAAATACTTTAGAACCTTGGTTGACAATCCAAGATTTCGGCACAGGCATCTCCCATGAGAATATCTACGAAATCTATTCGGTATATTTCGCCAGCACAAAAACCAACACCAACACCCAAGTTGGTATGCTCGGTCTTGGTAGCAAGTCTCCCTTCTGCTATACGGACAACTTCACGATCACTTCGATTCACAATCAAGTCAAGCGTATCTACAATGCTTACTTCAATCAGACTGGTATGCCCACAATCTCTCTGGCATCACAGGAGAATACGAAGGATGCAAACGGAGTCGCAATTCAGATTCCAATTAAGAACTCTGACATTGGAAACTTCCACGCTGCTGTCTTCAAGGCATTCCGTTTCTTTGATGTCAAGCCAATCATCACAGGTGATTCTATTAACTGGACAGACAAGGCAAACTTTGAGGGAACATTCTGGAAAAGCTATTCCAATCTCAATAGTTCTTATGCTGTCATGGGGGGAGTCACATATCCTATCGACATATACAAAGTCGATGCTGACCACTACGACATCGTTCGCAAAGCAGGACTGGTGATTCACTTCAACATTGGGGAACTCGATGTCACTCCTTCCCGCGAATCCCTCATGTATCACGATTGGGTTGTCAAGGCAATCAACGACAAAATTGCTCTTGTCAAGAAGGATTTCGTTACCAAGGTTGAAGATCAAATCAAGAACTCACCGAACCTTCTGGATGCGGTGAAGGCACTCTACCTCTTGAGCAACCAATGGAGTTTCCTCAATTCCACTTTGATTAACGGAAAGGTATTGTGGAACAAGGTCGAGATCACCGATCCTCGAAAATCAATCAAAGCTATCTGTCAAGATACATTCCAATCTCTTTCTAAAACAAGATGGGGAAGGTCAAAAATCGCTGTATCTGGATATGCGGATTTGAGCAACAATGCTCTCTGGTATTACGATGACCTCAAACGAGGATCACATAAACGAGTGACAACCTTCATTCGTGGACATTCCAATTCGGATATTTCAATCAATCTGGTGGATGAAAAGTCGATGAAGGATTTGATCAAATCTGGATTCCCTGCATCCACATTCATTCCAACTTCCACTCTCCCTGCCATTGCAAGTGGTAGCAGAAAAGGAAGCATCAAGAACAGCAAGCCAAAAGGATTTATCAATCTCTACTCTATGGGTTCTACATATCAGTCCTCTTGGGAATCCAATAGCTTCGACCTCGCTACTGGCACAGCACCCAAGTATTATGTTGTCAAGGATGTTTCTACTTGGAAGTTTGACCGCATGGAACTCAACACAACCGATGGTAAAAAACTGATGACGATTGAAAACAAGTCAACTCTAAATGATTTCTGTCAGTATGCAGGAATAAGCATTGACGATGTTCGCATGGTAGCAAAAAACAATGCGAAATTCCTTGACACACTTGGAAGCACCAACCTCGCAGATGTTGTCAAGAAAAAACAACCCAAACTTTCTTGGGACACAATTCAGATTGCAAAGCATATCGAATTTAGAACAGCACTCAATGTATCGAAGAATAGTTTGTATTCCAAAATCTCCGACACAAATCCATTCAAGATTTTTGTTGACAGCATTCTTGAAATCAAGAAGGAGATCGGAAAACTGGAAAATGTCCTCCGACATATTTCTTCCGAGGAACGAAAAAATGTTTTGACATATCCTTCAAAGATGGTAGAGTTATTTTATCTCTCCTGTGAAAGTTGGCAGGTGGGAGTCGAGATGACGCTTAATGCGATTCTCGAAACAGAGAAAACCAACTAAAACAAACCAAGTAGTAAATAGAAAATAATAGTATGGACAATACAACCACACAAGCAGCAGTCATCATCACAGGTAGCGGCAAGATCGCCGCTACCATCAACGGACAATCCTACACGATTGACACCGATCACCCGAAATACCAACTGGCACTCGATTCGGTTCGTAACAAGAAATGGAATCGTTTTGTCGATCTGGTCAACATCAGCAAGCAGGTTCAAGAATACTTTGAGGGAACGGATGCAGAGATCAAAGATGGTTCAATCAACTATCATGGTCAGATCATTCACAACACTCTCACAAAGCGCATTCTCTCCTTCATGCGTGAGGGTCTTCCCCATGAACCACTCTTGAACTTCTTCAAGAACCTCATGGACAATCCAAGCAAGCGAGCAGTAGATGAACTCTACGACTTCCTTGAAGCAGGAGAACTCCCAATCACCGAGGATGGTCACTTCCTCGCCTTCAAGAATGTTCGATCCAATTACTTCGACATTCATTCTGGCAAGTTCGACAACTCTGTGGGCAAGGTATGCGAGATGCCTCGCAATGGAGTTGACGAGGACAAGGAACGCACCTGTTCCTATGGACTCCACTTCTGTTCGATCAAGTATCTTCCTCACTTCTCCGATGGGGAGAATGGCAAGACAATGATCGTCAAGATCAATCCCCGCGATGTAGTGGCGATTCCAGCAGACTACGAGAACACCAAGGGTCGCACTTGCCGATACGAAGTAATTGCAGAATACAAAGATGACTGGCGTTCTAAACTCAATCGGAATGAATCTGGTTGGGACTCCGAACTCTATTCCTCCGATGGTGGAGACTATGAGATTGACGAACTGGATGAGCTTGACGAGAACGAGAACGAGAACGATTGCTCCTTCTCCAACGATTGCGATGAGAACCATTGCTTCTGTCAAGACAAAGGTTATGGCTACAAACCAAGTGGTCACAAGTTCCACAATGTTCGTGGACAAGACGGAAAGTTTGTCAAGAAAAATTGGTAAGGTGGTTGGTCAAGGCGAGAGGGGTGGTTCCCTCTCGCCAAACCACATAAGAAATATCAATATGGAAAACGAAGAAACACCGAAACCTATTTCCATGAAGAGTGCTCTTGTAGTGGTGGTATCTCTTCATGCCGTTGCCTTATTCGGAATAATATATTTTTCTTCTATCAAGTCATCACAAGCAGAGAGTGATAAAAAATTCTTGACAGAGGACAAGTATGCAGGGGTTGAAGCAACACCGACACCATTGCCAACACCTGATCCTTCTCCGATAGATCAGATACCACCAAAGCAAGCATGGCCTACTGAAAATGTAAAACAAGAACTCAAGACATGGCCGAACACCAAGAAGGCAATACCTGTTGTTCAAAGTAATTCTCACTACACAAAAGAATATGTCGTCAAACGGGGAGACACATTCAATAGTATAGTGAGGAAATACAAACTCAATGCAGATAAACTAAAACAAATAAATAAAATCAAAAACGAAAACACAATCCAAGTAGGACAAAAACTAAAACTAATGTAATTATGAAACATATCGCAACACTCACTCTCATCCTCTTCAAAGAACAAAACCTCTACGCATATGAGTATGATGACCAGAACGGGAATATGCAGATCGAATATGGATTCACATCAGTAGGGGATGCTCTCAACGGAGCATTCAAAAGGCTAAAGACTTTCACGGTCTTGCCTGATGTAGAGTCAAGGTAATTTTCTTTTGTCATACAAAACTATGGCTACAAAGAAACGGTTGACTCGAAAAAAGCCAACCAATATGGTAGTGGTTCAAACTAAAACGAAACCTCAACTTATTATAAATGCAATGAGTTTAAAACAGAAAGTCACGATACATGTAAGCGGTGGAAGGGTCGAGGATATTGTCAAGGAGAATTGTCCAGAATTGAACATAGAGGTTCATGACTACGATATAGGAGACACTGAAGATAACCTGCACCAAGACGAGAAAGGAAAAAACTTTCTATGTTTCGAGTTCTAACAATTGGAATATCCTTGACATTGATTGGATGCACCACAGGAAGCAAGTATAGGTATATTGAAAACCATTATACGAATGTTCAATCCCCTGTTGAATATCCAGTATATGTGGAAACACCAGTCTATAGAGAAAGACCAGTATATCACTACGATTCCCGAAGAGCAACCATGGCGGATCTTGGAAAAGCAATGGGAGAAAAAATGCTAAGAAAAATGAGAGCCGCATACAATGAAAATTAATCCATATAAAATAGGAATGAACTTCTATATTATTCTAATTGTATTTGTTTTCACATTTTTCGGATGCAAAACATTTGAGAAATATGATGAACGAATGAAGATGAAAAAAATTGCAGAGAGTATCTGGAACACTCCAGACTTGACAAAGAACAAAAAATAATAGACAATAGTAATATGACACAAAATATAAAAACCAGATGGAATCATTTTGGAGCATCTATTATCTCTGCTTGTGAAGCAGGACATGATATGAGTATTCCATCTTTCCTATTTTTGGGAATCAAATCTTTCATCTTTAATAAGACATATCAGTTTAATAGAACATCGTGTCGTAATAGAACATCGTGTTGCAATACCGCGCATGACACATATACACGCGAAGGAATGCCCATTGCAAAGAGGAAACCACTAAAGAAGAAACCACTAAAGAAGAAACCACTAAAGAAAGTAAAGACAAAAATCAATTAGATTATTTTATATGATGAATACAATAGCACAACTACGACGAAGCGGATACAAGGTAAGGGTTCTACACTCTCGACCAAAGATGTCCATCCAAAAGATCGGTGGAGTAATGACCGAATACAATCCAAAGGGTGGGAATACAATCATCGAGGTGACATCACCAGATGGTAGGAATGCAATAGGAGCCTCACAATGCTCCGAGAAAGAATCTTGGAACAGGAAGATGGGAAATCAAATTGCATTGGGCAGAGCAATGGCACAACTATAAAATAGAAACAGAATAAAAAGCGGTTGTATGTTTTGTCATACAACCGCTTTTTTGTCATACAAAACTTGTATTGTCATACAAAACCCTCCCTGATAACAGAATACCTTTTGTATGACAAGAGAAAATTGTATTGTCATACAAAACCCAACCCCAAAAAAAATTTGAAAAAGTTCTGGACACTATTGGAGATTTGGTGTAGATTGGATTCTCAATTATGAAAAAAGTAGAAACAGCAAAACAAATCCTAAAGGAAATCAATTCATACTCTGTCGAAATTCGTTGCGGTTTCAAAGATGAAGTCAATAGGATGATGCAACATATTAAAACCAAATCATTTTTAAAACGATTGGAAGAATATATGAAGACATCTGATTATGATGAATTGATTGCATGGGCAAGGAACTATCAATAAGTCCCACTATGAGCGAAAACGACAACTCACAAATCGTATTGGGTATCGGAGTTATTCTATTTGCAATAGGATTGATTCTGATTACACCTTTTCTTCTCATCTGGTCTGTCAATGGATTGTTTGCTTTGGCAATTCAATACACATGGACGAACTGGTTCTATGCTCTGGTCATCATGCTTCTTGTTAGGGGAAGCGCATCATATACAAAAAAATGAAATCATTCATGGTCTATTGCACTCTGGAAACAGAGGAACCCTTCATGGTGGAAGCAGAAACATTAGAGGAAGCAAAGGATGAAGCACTCAAGGAACTCGGTTGGCACTTGATCGAAAGCGAAGACGATGAAGAAGAAGATTCAATTTGAATATAATGATGGGGGAAGACATCGAGCAGGATTTAGTGACAAGGTTGGTGATTGCGTAACAAGATCAATTTCCATTCTATTTGGATTTGATTACTTGGATGCTCACCAACAAGTCAACATTCTTTTGAAAAGATTCAGCGATGGAAACTCTCTGGTTCCAAATGGAATTACCAACTCGTCAACAAAAAAGTTGATGAAACATTTCGGACTTGTTTGGAATCCCACGAATAGTTTTCTGGACATTCCAAGAAAAGGAAAAGTCATTTTGAATTTCCCTCATCATGTGTGTGCAGTCATTGATGGAACAATCCATGACACGCATGACAACAGAAATAATTCAAATAGAATTTATGGGTTTTGGAAATTCAAATGAATTTTCAAAGCGGATGGGTTTTGTATGACAGAAGAAAAACCTGTTGACAGAAACAAAAAAGTTGATCTCAGAGTTTTGTATGACAGGAGAAAAAAATAAAACTATTTCATTTTTTTCTATTGACTCTGAAACGAATTGGATTTAGAGTAGGGATAGTTAGATGAATGGTTCATCTGACGAAACAAACCACATAAAAGAAAGACTACTACTATGGCACATATGATTGAAGAAAACATCGACCTCGTTTATTCCGTTGAAGGAACCGAATGGCATGGACTGGCACAAGTCCGCGAGGAGATCACCGAAACTGAGTTCGCTACTCTCTCCCATGAGATCATCGAATCACCTGTCACTTGTCAAGTTGAGGGACAAACTATCGCACTTCCCAACCACAAAATCCTTGTGGCAGATATGCGCCAGTCTCGTCCTGACTTGGAAGCGGACAAGCAGTTCGTTCCACTTCATGTTCCCAAGACTGGTTACAAGGTCATCAATAATCGTGAGGTGATCGAGTGCATGAAGGAATCATTTGCTGGATTGGATGTTAAAATCACTACCGCTGGCACTCTGGAAGGTGCGAAGAAGTTCTTCGTATCGGTTGACATTGGTGACTCTGACCTCATCATCAACAAGGACAGCTTCAAGGCTTATGTGAACTTCATCACTGGTCATGATGGCACTCTGGCGATGACTGCTTATGATAGTGTAATCCGAATCGTCTGCATGAACACGCTGATGGCAAGCCGTCAAGCCGCTGGCGAGGTTGGATTCTCGGTCTATCATACCAAGAATGCAGACTTGGCAATGAAGAACCTTCCCGAATTGTTCAACGCTATTCTCAAAGGACGCGCTAACTTGAAGGAAGTGATGGAGTATCTGGAGAGCAACAAGTGCGACCACAATGATGCTCTGGCAATGGCAGCAGGTTACTTCTGCTTAGAGACAGACAAAGCGGAACTCTCCACTCGCGCCATGAATGCCGCCCAAGGTATCGCAACCTTGTTCAGCAGGGGCATTGGTAACAAAGGCGAGACTCTGTATGATCTGGCTAACGGAGCAACAGAATACTATACCAGCGGAGAAGGAACGGGCAAGGGTAAGACTTCTCTCGCGGATCGAACATATCGTTCAGTCATGGGTAGTGCAGCAACTCACAAAGAAGCGTTTGTGGCAATGCTGGCAAATGAAGATCGTAGGAAAGATGCCCTGCGACTTGGCAAGCAAGCTCTCGCACTTGCAAGCTAAAGAGGTATAAACAAAACCCCCACTCGAAAGAGTGGGGGTTTTGTTATCTATTACTTTGTATTGTATTGTTTTACTTTATTTCCTTTAGATAAATTTTCTTTCCACCATAAAGGCTGTAGATTTTTATAGTGAAAGCATTTTTTTTGTTGTTCTGGATCGGTAAGATCAAAAGAAGAACAAGGTATAATATGATCTATATGCCATCCATGATTTCCATGATTTTCCCATGACATTCCTTCTTTGAATTGAGACTCTATGTGTGATCTTGCGTCTTCTAAAGTTCCACCCAAAAGATCCATCGTGTTACATGATTTGATCGACTTTTGTTCTTTCAAAACTCTTAACATTCTATGTCTTAATAATTCTCTCATTTTGAAGTCTGGATCGTTCCTTTTTCTGTTTCTTTGATATGCGTTTATTTTGTCTCTATTATTATCTCTATATCGTTTTGCTCTAATTAGAATTTTCTCTTTATTGTTTTCGTAGTTTTTATAGTAAGATTTCAATCTTTGTTGTTTTCTTTTTTCGGTGTCCATATATGTCCAATACTTATTATAGTATATTACAATATCACATAATTTATTTCTTTTGTCATACAAAACCTGTTGCAATAGAACATCGTGTAAAAATAGAACATGGTGTTGCAATACCGCGAGTGCGTATGTGCGTATTGTCATACAAAACCATGAATTGTAGAGTTTTGTATGACGGAAAAAATAGTTGAAAATAGATATTGCAATAAAATCAAAATCAATTAGATTGAAAGTCCAATGAAAGCAATACACTTCACAGCTAACAGCAATTGCCAAACCTATCCAACATCTCAAAGCAACCAAATCACGAAAGATTATTATCATTTTTTGGTTGGTGAAATCAATCGCAATGTTATTAAAAAAGTAGTTTGCAGAGTCGAAGATGATCGGTTTGGAAAAATTTCCCATTACTTGGTGTCCGAAAGATAATCAACCTTTACAATAATCTCCCCACAGAATTATTCCAATATAATTATTGACTTGTAAAACAAAAAGAGGGAGTCGAAAGACTCCCTCTTTTTTTGTCATACAAAACTGGTAGAATTGTATTGTCATACAAAACCCTCTATCACAGCACATTGCATTTCGTATGACAAGACAAACTTGTATTGTCATACAAAACCTCCTCCCCCCCCATAACCCCCTGTTCTTGAGTTCTTTGGGTTTTGTATGACAGGAAAAATAGTTGAAAATTTCTCTTCCAAAATAATCCAAATGGAATAACTTGGTTTCAGTCGAAAGCACGATGCCGACGATGACCAAACCAAAAACCACTACTACCATGTTTAATAAAAATACAGAGTTCAATATCAGCAAAGCACATTCCCGTTTCAAAGTAGCTCGCTCTATCAAAGCGGATGGAAACCACAACAAAGTAATTCACTATCTTGGAGGGGTTTCTACCAAAACCCATTTCGAGGATTACTTCTCTAAAGAGAACACCACATTCGTTCGATATGAGATGGATAAATGTGATCGTCCTAATAATTATTGCCATGCTTGGAATATGGTTCTTTCTCCTGCTGATGCTCGTTACACATTCCACATGGAATTAACTAAAAAGACACCAGAGCAATATGGTTATTTTGTGAACGAAAATTTTTACACCGAGGTTCAAAAGTTCATGCAAGTCGAAGAAATAATTTGCAAAAAGAATTATTTCTGGATTGATTTGTGCGGAATGCCAAGTGATTCAAATATCTCCGAAATCAATGATTTTGTTAAATCTTACAATAATTTTGCGGAGGAAATCTATGTGACTTTTTTCTTGAATCCCAGAAAAGAAAAGGATGCTGCACAAGCAGTCAACCGATATGGCAAATCTCTCAAAGATAGAGCACGATCAGCTTGTGACACGCTCAAAGAAAAAATTTCTGTTGACATATATTCTTTCTCCGTGTTAGATATATACACCAACGGAAAAGCACCGATGGCAGTAATCAAAATGAAAAAGAAAATGAAAAAGACAAAAACCAAAATCAGCAAAAACCCAATCTGCAACTCTGAGAACTATGCTCTGATGCGCGACAAGGGATTCACCAACCTCGAAATCCAGACCATGTGGGGAGTGCCACAAATGGCAGTAGCCGCATATCAAGCATGGAACACGATGGGAGGGAAGACATGGAATGACCAGCAACGCGAACTCGAAACGATTCGCCTTGGCCGTCGAGTCTGCAAGAACACCATCACTCTGGACGATGAACACGATCCAGAAAATGGAATGATCTAAACCTCAACCGAGGGGAGTCGAAAGACTCCCCTCTTTTTTTGTCAACAGATATTTCTCTTGTCATACAAAACCCTCCATATTGTTTTGTCATACGAAACCATCCCAACTCCAAGAGCCAGAAATAGTTTTGTATGACAGAAGAAAAAAACCTTGACAGAAACAAAAAAGTTGATCTCCGAGTTTTGTATGACAGGAGAAAAAAATAAAAATTTTTGTTGCGGTGTTCGGTGATTGTGGTAGAGTGAATACATCTTCAAACGAGGATACGGAGCAAAGCCAGCCGATCAAGTGGCAAGGGGCGGAAATCCCCAAAACAAAATGAACATCGCAGAAATCAAAAACATCCTGTCAACTCGCAAAGGTTCCAACCTCTCTGCCATCTTTGGCAAGGAACTCAAGACTCGCAAAGGAGTCACCGATTGCGTGGAGAAAGTCACCTCCATCGTTGTGCGTGGTGGAATCGAATACGACAACCAGAAGGTTGTCATCGAAGGCAGGGAAGATGGCACATTGCCATCGGAGAATGCAGGTCTTCCTTGGGGACAATGGGCTGAATATCCTTTCCACATTGAACACAAGGGGACTGATTATGTCCGCTTCTACTCTGCCAGCGGAATCGCTTTTGAGCCAAAGGTGGAATACTACCTCAACGGAATCCTTGTGGATAAGGCACAAGTTCAACCACTCTGCCTCGCCAGCGAGTTTCCTAATCGTCAAGACGCACCTCTGGCGATGACGGTGAAAGCCGAGAATGTCAAGGCAATTATTATCTGATTCAATCGGGGGAGGGAAAATCGGTTCCCTCCCCCACAACCAAAAAATCAAAATGAAAGCAATCACAAAAATCCTCTCGATCCTTTTTCCCTTCAAAGAACTCAACGGAAAGCCAAGCGTGTTCATTCAAGACACATGGCTGGAAAAGAATACTCGCCCATTGCAAGTCAAGGAATATCTCTGGCATCCTTCAAGAATTTAGGTGGTGGTCGTCATAGCCGAGGGGGAGGTGTGGTAGCCTCCCCCTCATTTTTCTGTCAATAAAAAATTGTATTGTCATACGAAACTATTCTGATTGACATCGCAATTTGCGATACCAAAAGGTTTTGTATGACAGAAGAAAAAAAACTTGACAGAATCTTTTTTGTTGATCTCAGAGTTTTGTATGACAGGAGAAAAAGATAAAAATTTTTATTGCCATGTTCAATCGGTGTGATAAATTGATTGCCTTATGACCGCACCTTACAAAACTGCCAAGCAAGCCGAAGCAATCACTCACTCTCTTTCGTCACCCTCGAAAATGCCTTGTCATGGATATTCAACTCCAGCTTCTCGCTGTATTACTGGTGGCAAATTACGCAAGGTGGCAAATTCAATTTGCTCCGTGTGCTATGCCATGAAGGGTCGATATGTTTTTGACAATGTTCTAAACGCAATGGAAAAACGATTCCAGTCTCTTTTCAATTCCAAGTGGGAAGACGCAATCGTTTTTCTGATTGGAAAGAAAGAGAAAAGCGGATTTTTTCGCTGGCATGATTCTGGCGATTTACAAGGCACTTGGCATTTGCAGAAAATTGTCAATGTTGCCAATCGTTTGCCAATGATCAAATTCTGGCTTCCAACTCGTGAGATTTCAATCGTGAGCGATTGGGTGAATGCTGGCAATAAGATTCCCGACAATCTCACGATTCGCTTATCCGCTTTCATGCTGGATGGCCAGCCTCCGATTGCTGCTGCTAATCGCCTTGGCTTGTGCGTGAGCGGTGCAAGTGATACAGATTACAATTGTCCTTCGTCCAAGCAAGAGGGAAAATGCGGTGATTGTCGCAATTGCTGGAACAAGGAAATCTTTCAGGTGAATTACAAAAAGCATTAAGTGGTGACATAGGCAGAAGCGGACATCCAAAAGGGTGTCCGCTTTCTGCTGTCAAGAATTATTTGTATTGTCATACAAAACCAACCCCCTGTTTCCACAGCACTCCCTGTTTCCCTGCAACATCGTGTTGCAATGACACACGCACAGGCGCACACGCTCGCATTACACGCACAGGAGAAGGCGTGTGCTCATGTGTAGGCGTGTTTTGTATGACAGGAGAAATAGTTAAAATAGTTCTTGCGATTAGATTCTCCTGTGGTATCTTGATTGCCTTATGACCACACTACAAGCACCACACCACACAGTCCTATTCAACATCGCTGGCTTGACTCTTATCAAGATGACCATCGAAGACCTCGACGAAGTCTACTCGGTTATCGAATGCACCATGAACGGCGATGGACTCTACGAGGGAGCTAACAAGGAGACGATTCTTGAGGCTTACTACGATCAGGAATTGGCTGAAGTCTACGGACTGAACTGGGTCAACCTCATCTCTGGCATCATGCAAGAGACAGGCATGATTGAGAAGTATATCAAAAGCTAACATCAACCAGAGGGAGGGAGTCGAAAGACTCCCTCCTTTCTTTTGTCATACGAAACTTGTATTGTCATACAAAACCCAATCCCTGTTTCCATGCCACTCCCTGTTTCCCTGCCATATCGTGTATGGATTCAGCACCAATTGTCTGACATTCTTTTTTAAAGTTTTTGTTGCCATGTTCGGCGTTTGTGTTATTCTGTTTGCAGATCGAAGGCAATCACGCCGACGACAAAAAAAATCCACTACCACTACTACTACTACTATGGCTCGACCACTCAAAACCAAATCACCACTCGGCGCAATGAACTCGGTGCGCTTCGCATTGTCCCTCGACTCAATGCTTTGCAAAGATTCAGAGGCTCGCGGCATCAGCAAGAGCGACATCATTCGGGCAGCTCTCGAAGCGTATTATGCTCCTGCTGTGAAGGTTGCGCAAGTGACCGTACCAGCTAAGGCAAAGGCTAAAGCCAAGGCAAAGGCAAAAGCTTAACAGCCAAGGGTTTACGAAGACCACCTCGAAAGAGGTGGTCTTTTTTTTATTGGCATGGAATTTGATCCAAGCAGTTTTTGTGCCAAGTGTCCAGAAAAAAAGTTTTATTTTAAGACCCACCCTGCGAAAATTGTCTGACAAAAAAAGACTTGACAGAAAAAAGTTTCTGGGCAATGCCCCCCCTACCTATATATGGGGGGGTACTCCCTATATATAGGGGGTAAGCCATATAAGGGGGTACTCTGTATATACAGGGTACTACTCTTCCAATAGATTGGGTTTTGTAAAAATATTTTTAAACTCTATAGATTTTTTAAGATGAGAAATCATTTCATTCTTTGAAAGATTCTCCCACCACCATAGAGGTTGCAAGTTTGTGTAGTGAAAACATTCCTCTTGTTGTTTGGGATCTGATAGATCAAAAGCTATGCAAGGTTTGATGTGGTCCAAATGCCAACCATATTGACCATAATTCATCCACACCATTCCTTGTTTAAATCTACTTTCCATATAATCCATAAAGTATTCTATAGAACATCCTAATAATTCTAAATACTTTTCACTTTTTTTCGCTTTTTGAGCTTTTAATGCCAGAACGTATCTCCCATTAAGATTACGCATCATTTGATATTTTATACCTGTGCCTTTACCATATTTTCTTTTATTTTTGTAACCTGTCTTTTTTCTCCATTTTTTACATATTTGAGAATGTTTTTTTTTATCTTCCAATGTTCTATTTTGTTGTATTCTTTTGGAAATGTTTCTGGCATTTTGTTTTTGACATTCTTTGCCACAAAGTTTTGATTTCCAGACACCCAAGAATTCTTTATTACATATAATACAATTTTTACTATAAGTCTTCATATCTCTATATACCCCCCCCTTCCTTAAACTTCTCTCTTGTTTTCCAAAAGTATTTTAAAATCTATTAGATCTTTAATTTTTGTATTATATGTATCTTCCTTAAATGTCATCATGTTTGATGTATCCGTATAACCTTTTTTATATAGTGTGGCATTTTCGAAAAACTTTTTCTTATTGATTATTCCGCATATCCATCCTGTTTCCAAATTATCCAATATTCTTACAAAAACATAAAAGTCACACTTTTGTCTTGTATTATATGCCGCAACCGAGCATTCATAATAATCTTTTGGTTTACTGGTACATTTTTTAGATTTTACATCAATTTTTACATTTCCCTTTACTAAATCATAATCATAGGTATTTTCTATTTTTGCCTTTAAAAAATCGGCAACCATAATTTCTCCCAAGAATCCTATAATATTCCCCTGCCCTTTCATGAAGGAATGTTTTAATACTCCCAATTCTTTGGATTTTTTCTCTGCTTCTTTAATCCATTCCTTTTCTATTCTAACTTCTACCATTTACATATGGTAAAAGAAAATAATAAAAAAATCAAATATTATTTTTAAATATTTGGGTTTCTCAAAAGATCAAAAAGTTGTAGAATAAGATTATCCTTTAATACCCAATTCTCTTCGTTTTCTTCTCCCTTTTGATTTAGATGGTTTAATAGTTCTCTGGCATCATTCTCTGATAAGCCCTGTAATAAATCTCCCTGTTCTACCGAAGGATTTGGTCTTCCTAATCCTATTTCCAATTGTGAAAACTTATTATTTGATGTTTCTTCTGATTCTACGGAATTGTCTTCCAAACCTAGTTGATCATTTTCACCAGATGCAACATATTCGGATTGGTTTTCTTTTAAAATATTGGAATATGCTTCTACAAGCATCAAGGTATCTTTGTTCTTCATTTTATATATTTATCTAAACAATAAACCAATCTGGAGTATTTCCCATCTTCCATTTGGAAAATTCCTTTTTGTCCTTGATATAATAGGTTCGATATGCCTTGACCGGATCAGCGTCTTTGTATTCTTCTGGCATTGCTTGTGAGGTAAATATTATTATGAATAATAAAAGACAATGTACTATATGTCAAAATATATTTCCAGCAACTACTGAATATTTTCATAAATCTAATACCTCCAAATGCGGACTTCATAGTAGATGTAAATCATGTAAGAAATTATTAGAAACGGAAAGAAGAAAGAAAAATCCAGAAAAAGCATTATTGAAAGACAAATTTTTTAGAGAAAAATATAAAGACAAAAGAGTATCTTATATAAAAGATTACGCTCAAAAAAATAAAAAAAGATTAAACGAAAAAAGAAAAAAAAGATACCATAATGATCCAAAATATAAAATGAAACAAATATTGAGAGGTAGATTTTATGGCGTTATTATTAAAAAATACCAATCTTCTATGGAATTTGGATGTTCTATTGAAGAGTTATGTTTATACATAGAATCAAAATTTTCAAATGGAATGTCGTGGGAAAACCATGGAGAATGGCATATAGACCATATCAAACCCTGTTGTGCTTTTGATCTTACTGATCCAGAACAACAAAGAGAGTGTTTTCATTATTCTAATCTTCAACCATTGTGGGCTGTTGATAATTTGAAGAAAAACGGTAAATACCCTCAATAAACCAAGATGGTGTGGGTCGTCCTTTTTCCCATTTTGCAAAATTTGATTTTTCTTTAATATAATAAGTTCTATATGACTCTACTATATTTTTTGATTTATATTGATCAGGCATAGCACAAGGTTGATCTGTAAACTTCCCATCTGGAATAAGATAATCCATATTACATAATTTTTCAATTCCCTTCTGACATGAATGAATTTTACAATACCTTCTTGTGTATTCATTACAAAGCTCAAGAGCATGAATAGACGCCCAATTAAAATTTTCTCTTGAATCTCCACACCATCTTGTACATGGATGATTGTGATATCCCCCTTTTAGTGGTGTTCCTTTTGCTGTTAATGGCATCATATCACTTGTTGCCCCATGTCTAATTACAGCACTTCCAAGTTGTTGAAAAAGTTCAACTACCATTTTTGAAGAATGTTTATCACAATGATATTGAGCAGCTTTGATTGGGCAGTTATCAAGAATAAAAATATTCATATGATGAGATTACATTGAGAAAACTTTCCAGTCAAGCATAAATATTCTTTATATGAATTTTGATTACATGGTGGAAAAATATAAAAGAATGTCCGCTGGAATGGACGAGGAAGATATTGCAAAAAAAGACATGGTTCCGGTTTCAACTATTAAGAAACAAATAAAGATGGGAAAGAAAGTTGAAACAGAACATGGAGTAAACATGAAAAAAGCCAAAAAAATTGCAATGGATCATCTTGCAGAAAATCCTAAGTATTATACAAAGTTAAAGAAAGCAAAATTATAATGAGAAGCAAGGATCAAATATTACTGGAGAATTTATATGATTCCATATCAAATGATAAATTCTCTTATCCTTTGATTGTTTTTCACGGAACCGATTTAAATTCCGCAAAAGATATTAAACAAAACGGTTTAGATTTAAGTAAATGTGATAGAGGATATTTCGGAAAAGCCTTTTATGTTACTACTGATGAACAATTAGCAATGAGTAATTATGCCGATTTTTCTGGAGACGAAGAAGGTGGTGTTGTTTTAAAATTTGAAATGAATCCGGATAATAGGATATTGGATTTAAGAAATTCTGATGATTGGAATTTTTATACAAATTTAAAATATAAAGGAAGAGAGATAAGAATTTTTATGGGGTTTGATGAATTTCCATCGATTATGAAATTTCTTGGTGTTGATGCATTATATGATAGATCTAATGATGCTTTTGCAGTTTATAATGTAAATATATTAAAAATATTATGAAATCATTTGAAAAATTTTTTACAGAAGCATGTTGGAAAAATTACAAACAAGAAGGGATGAAGAAAAAAGGAAAAAGAATGGTTCCTAATTGTGTTCCAAAAAAGAAAAAGAAAAAATGATTTGTTTTAAAAAATATTTTCTTCTAGAATCGCCAGAATATATTGATGGTGTTTATGATAGAACGATGTATGATTTTATATATTTTATAGGAGATTCAGAAGGAGTTTTTTTAGCACCATATAATACTGGAAGAGAATCACATTCATATGTTTTTAGAGAGCTTAGACAAAGAGGAATTATAAATAAAAATTATAATGTTGTGTACCCAATAGAAAACAATGATGATATTAAAGTTTTGGGAAATCCCAAAAAAATAGATTTTAATTATTCTGGTGTCATTTTACCAAAACAAGAAGATATCGATTCCACATATATATCGTATTGGACAAAGGAATCTTTTTTAAAATTGAATGATATAATTTTACCTTATGTTAAAAAGAATATGCCATCTCCATATGCTATGGAATATGTAAAAAAAGAAATTCAATTAGATGATGGTGGTCCAAAAACAGAAGTTATAAGAATTAAATAATATGAAAACCTTTAAAAAATATTTTCTAGAAGCTATTTCTCTTTCTGTTGCAAAAGAGAAAAATATGACCCGAAAAAAAAGCGGGGCATATATAAACAAACAGGTAAATGATGTTTTTGGTAATAAGGATAGACTCATATATGATTTTGATTTAGATGTAGAAAAAGACTATTCAAATATTAAGACCGATCCAACAAGTACTTTTTATAAAATAAATGAATTATTAGAACAGTATAACTTTTATATTAAAAATATATCCGATTATATAAAAGGAATATGTTATAAACAAAATGATAAAAATGTATATAACATAGGAAAAATATTAAATAAATTTGGACAAGAGACGGAACTGATTACAAAAAAGGGTGGTAAAATAAAAACCACCGAAGAAGTAGAAATGTATAAATCAGATCCAATAAAAAACATAACATCAAACGAAATGGTTGTTGTAGTTTCTCGTCATCCATATGATATATATGGAGCATCTACTGATAGAAGTTGGACATCTTGTATGAATTTAGAAGGTGGTGAAATGAAGTGTGCATTAAGTGCGGATGTTTCTAAAGGTTCTATTGTATTATATTTGGTTCCTAAATCTGAATTAAGAGAAAACGGTAAGATAGCATTGAAAAAACCACTATCTAGAATTTTATTAAGACCAATGGTTAATAAAGAGCAAGAGTTGGCATATGCAGTTGGACCAAATAAATATGGCGCAAAAATAGAAAAATTTAAAACCTTTGCTACTGATTGGGCTACCGAAAACTTCAATTCAAAAGTAAAAAATAAAAAAGGATTTGTTTATTTAAAAGGTTTATATACTGGAGATTATTCCGAATATCCAAATTTAGATAGAACCCAAGAAGATTTGTTAAAGGATAGAAGATTGGAGTTTTTAGATAAAGCAAGAGAAGTAACGGATAAATTTAAAACGTTTCTAAGAAGAGCAACAATATCAGATAATTTTACAAGTTTATCATATAGTGCGCAGGTTAAAAACAATATATTAATTTTTAATTCAACAGTAAACATTAAAATACCAGTCGATGCATTAGGGAATATATTTGAAGATAAATTATATTTCAATAGTATTAATAAAGAACAAATAAGAAAGGAATTGAATAATAAAAATAGCGATATATCAAAATTTTTCAATGCTGTTTCAAATACTTCGGTTTTAACCGATAAATTAAATGAGATAGATATGACAGCAAATAAATTAATTTTAAGTTATTCTTCCGATAGTGAAAACGATAATGTTCATGATGAATTATTAAGAGAAATGTTTCCTATAATACAAATATATTATTATTTTTACGAAAGAAACAAACCAAAAACTTCTATATGAAATCTTTTAAACAATATATAAAGGAAATGGCTTATCCTGTAAGTTTTTCTTTTGAAGAATTTAATAACATTAAATCATATAATGGTAAATTGAAATATGCTAATGAAAGATTGCAGAAAATATCTTCCGGTAGTGCCAGAGTTGTATATAAGGTTGATGAAGAAAAAGTTTTAAAGATAGCCAAGAATAAAAAGGGAATCGGTCAAAATTCAATAGAATCTGATTGGGGATTGCAAAGAATGTCTGATATAGTTGCAAAAATATTTGATACAAATGATGATCACTTTTGGGTTGAAATGGAATTGGCTAAAAAATTAACACCAAATAGATTTAAACAATTAACCGGAATGAGTTTAAATGAAGTTCAAGATATGCTTCGTTTAATGGAAACACTGAATAATAGTTCCAGAAGAAAATATTTAAAACCCGAACAATTAAAGGAATTACACGACGAATTTAGTCAGAAAGTAAACGACAATGAATTTTTAACATCACTCACGGATATGATTATGAATTTTGGAATGAAGTATCCGGGTGACTTCGGGAGGGTAAATTCCTACGGTGAAGTTCTTAGAGAAGGTGTTCCAACAGTAGTATTGGTTGATTTTGGTCTTAGTGAGTCAGTTTGGGATGATTTTTATAAAGTAAATTAACTTATTTTTAAATAAGTATTAATGTGTTTTATGTCTAGTAAAAAACCAAATTGGAACAAAAGATTGAAGTCGGAAGAAACCCGAAACCGTAGAAAAAAAGGAGAAGGGTTTATTACAACTTCGTTTTCAATTGAAGAGGTTTTGGATGAATCCGGTGAAGTATTGGATGATACTCTTATAAAGTTTTCATTTGGTGGTATATTGATATATTTGAGTGTGGCAAATTCTATGAAATTAAATAAATTATTGACTGACATTTTAAATTTAAAAAGGTAAATATATAAAATCATGAGAAGTAAAGATCAAATATTATTGGAAAATTTATATAGTAAAATGCTTATTTCAAAAGAGGCATTTGATCCGGAAATGGGACAAACCAAACCAGTTGATTCTGAAAAATTAGTAGAATATATTAATAGAATAGTTGATAAAAAGAAAACAGGTAGAGTAGATCCTAAAACAAAAATAAAAGATTATTTACAAATGCCGCATATTCATGCATCTATTGCAAATAAAATTTTAATTAAAACACCAGAAAATGAAACAATTGATTTAGAAGCATTTAAAAATTTATTAATACAAAGACCCGATTCATTATTAAGACAAAATGATAAGATGAAAAAAAGTACAACTGATGATATAGAGTTTTATAACACATCTTTACCTGCATTAAAGGGATTGGTTATAGATGAATCAACAGGAGATTTTAAAATTGTTGATACCTGTCCTTCTGCTGGTTCTTGTCAATTAGTTTGTTATGCGAAACACGGATCATATGTATTATTTCCCACCGTTTCATTATCACAAAATAAAGCATTAAATTATTTATTTAATGATTCAGAAGGATTTAAAAATCAATTAGAAGCAGAAATAAAATTAGCAGCTATTAAGAATAGAAAAAAGAAAGTTCAAATTCGTTGGAATGATTCCGGTGATTTATTGTCTCCTAAATTTTTTGGTATTGTTATGGATATAGTTAATAATACACCAATGGTAGATCATTACATATATACAAAAGAAGTTGCAATGATTAAATCATACCCCAATCCACCAGAAAATGTAATTTTTAATTTTTCATATGGTGCAAGAAAAGATCAAGAAAAATTAATCGATCCACAAAAAGATAAGGTTTCTTTTATAGTTAATGTTAAAGATGCAGCTAAAGAACCTATATTAAATACTATATCAAAATTTAAATATATAGAAATTAAAGATAAAAAATGGCAATATAACAATGTAGATGCTACTAAACAAGTTATATCACAAAGATACAAAATTGATACAAAAACACTTCTAACAATAGATGAATTAAAAAATACACCACAAGGAGAAGTGGGAGAATATAACGTAATAGTATTACCCGGTGAGTCCGATCTATCTGCATCTAGAAGAGATGTTAAAGGAACATATTTAATAATTCATTAATTTGATTGACATATTATTATTTTAGTATATTATACTAATATGAGCGCAGGAAAAGGTGATAAACCAAGACCAGTAAATAAAAAAAATTTTAATAAAAATTTCGATGATATTCTTTGGAAAAAAGAAAACGATAAAAAAGAAGTGAAAAATAAAAACGGAAAAAAGATTTATCTATACAAATAATTCTTAAAACTTTCCAATGAAAGTATATCATCTTGTATTTCTTTATTGTGATCCATTAATCTTTTAATATATCCACTATTTCTTAAATTTTTAAATGTAAGATTACCAACAGAATATTCTCCTTCTTCTTTTAATCCATCGACTCTAATTTTTTTAATTTTTTTTCTTAAATCCTTTAATACATCTATATCTCTTTTGTTATTTATAGCATCTTCTATTTCATATTGGATTCTGGAAACCAATGTTAAAACTTCATGATCATCCATTGATCTGGTCGGTTTAATTGGTTTTATATACCATTCATCTTTTATTAAATCGTAAATAGCTTTTCCGGTTAGTTCGGTTTCTTCTGTTTTAATATTCACCTCAACCTTATAACCTCTAATAAAAATATCGTGTTCTTTATTAAAAATTTTACTTCTAGTATCAAAATAATCCGAAACCGTATCCATACATTTTTCATCTAATACATCAACTATTATGTGTAAATCTATGTCACTTAAATTATTCCAAACATAAGTTGCGAGAGAACCAGTGAAAAATATATTTTTAATTTCTATAGGAGTTTCTATATTTTTTAAAAATATTTTAGCTACATTTAAAAGTTTCTCTTTAACATCGGAATCTAATCTTTTGCTATTTTTCCAAATGTTTTCATTTAATTTATTCATTTATTTGTGTTGTGATTGTAAATATTAAAAAATATTTATTCCATGAGATGAAATATATACTACTAATATTAATGATATTTTTTTTATCTCTTATTTCTACTATAGTTTTATGTTTAGTTACATCTTTTTCAAATTTCACATTTTTAGTTTTTAATTTTTTTTTATGTTTATGTTTTGGTATTATTTTTTACAATATTGTAGTGTTCTCTGTTTGCAAAATTTTAGAAAAAAAATATGATGTTTGATAATTTAATTTTTAAAGAAAATGGTAAATTTTATATAAATTTAAACAATTCCAATTTAGAGGTGGTTTTATATAAAGGAGATAATATAAAATTTTCTCATAATGGTCAAAAATACTTTGCTAAAGTTATAAAGATTGTTGATAATGTTTGTGAGTTGTGTATAATATAAATATGTCATTGAGAATTGATAATCCTATACCAAAAGAAGAGTTTTTATATCTAGTAGAGACTAGTGAAAAAGATAAAGATGGAAATAACCATTTAGAAATAGCACAATATAGAAAAGAAAAATTTTGGTTTTTTGGTTGGGATAAGCCAGAAGATTTGGAAAATTTTCTTTCTTGGAAAGAACTTGTTGTTGGGATTAAAGAATAATTTTTTGTAAGTATATGAAATGTCATATACTTTAAAAAACGATGTTTCTTCTGCTCCACTTAATTGTAATGTAGGTTACAATAATAGCTGGATTCATGTTGATAATAATGCTGGTAGAGAGCTTTTTGCGCAAGCATCTTACATAACTAATTTTTCAGATATAAACATTAGTTTATCTGCCAGTGACCTAGACATAGGTTCGGTACATATATTAGATCCCGATAGCGGATTAAAAGCTGATGTTGTGCCAGTTGGAATTGGAATTGGTGCATTAAGAGTTATAAGTCAAGATTTAGAATCTTTCGAAGATGATGTAACTATTGGTGATAGATTAGGAAATTTTGCATCGGTATATGCTCCTTTAAGCGCACTTAAAGTTTATAATACAAATCCTATATCTTCTGTAGATATAACAAATATTGTTACAGTAAAGGCATCTAATACATTTCCAATATCTGGATCTGTAACCGTTTTAAATCCAGTAACTTCTGTTAATGTTTTAAATTTTCCAACACAATTAACTGCTATTAGTATTACTAATCAATTGACAGGAATAACCATTTTAAATCCAATAACATCGGTTAATGTTTTAAATTTTCCAACACAATTAAGTTCTGTTAGTATTTTAAATCCAGTAACATCGGTTAATGTTTTAAATTTTCCAACACAATTAAGTTCTGTTAGTATTACTAATCAGTTAACAGGAATAACCGTTTTAAATCCTGTTACTCAAGTTACTACATTACCACAACCAACTCAACTTGATGCATTTGGTAGATTAAGAATATCTTCCCCTATGACTTTGTTTGATTCTTCACATCGTTACAAGGATAATAATTTATGGTCTACACTATCCGCAAATGGAGGTTCGGTTTCATTTAATGCATCACAGGGATTAATGAATTTAAACGTTACTAATACAGCAGGAGCAAGCGCAATAAGAGAAACAACAAAGGTATTTTCCTATCAACCCGGTAAATCCTTGCTTGTCATGAATACATTTGTCATGGCTTCTTCTGCTACCAATTTAAGACAGAGGGTAGGATATTTCGGAGATCAGAATGGAATATACTTTCAGTTAGATGATGGTAATATTAGTATAGTTAAAAGATCCATTGTCACTGGTTCTATTGTAGAAAGTGTAATTTCTCGTTCTAATTGGAACGGTGATAAGCTAGATGGAACTGGCTCTTCTGGTATAGTTTTAGATATAACCAAAGCTCAAATTTTTTGGATGGATATTGAATGGTTGGGAGTAGGAACAGTAAGAGTTGGTTTTTGTATTAACGGGCAGTTTATTGTTTGTCACTCATTCCATCATGCTAATATTATAGATTCAACTTATATTACTACAGCTTCCTTGCCTTTAAGATATGAGATTATTAATAAAGCAGCTACAACAGGTGGATCTAAAACACTAAAACAAATATGTTCTACTGTTATTTCCGAAGGTGGTTATGAATTAAGAGGCTTACAACAAGCAGTCTCTATTCCAATAACTTCACCAAGAACGTTTGCGGTAGCTGGTACGTTTTATCCAATCATTTCAATTCGATTAAAAACAACTCCAGACAGACTCGATGCAATTATTATTTTAACTGCTTTATCAATACTTGGACAAGGAAATGGCATAAATTATAACTGGCAGGTTAAAGCAAGTGGAGTCACAACAGGAGGAGACTGGGTTGATGCTGGGGTTGACAGTGCCGTTCAATATAATATTACAGGAACAAGCTATGCAGGAGGAAGAATTTTAGCAAGTGGATTTTTAAATGCTTCTAATCAAGCTTCTCCAAATTTGGATATTCTTAAAGAAGCTTTGTTTAAGTTTCAATTAGAACGAAACAATTTAACAAAAACTCCTTTTGAATTAACTTTGGTTGCTGCATCAGATACCACTAATGGTTCTGGTATGTTTGCTTCTATGGATTGGGAAGAAGTTAGTCGTTGATACATTAAAAAAACTAAATATAATATATGTTTAAATATATTGTAGGATTTGCTGCTTTAGTTGTTGCTGGTTGTGCTGCTTTTTTTTCAGTACAAGGACTTGCAACATTATATGCTGGACAATTTATAGCTGTTTGTGTAATGGCTGGTGGTTTAGAATTTGGTAAATTAGTTGCTGCTAGTTACTTGCATCGTTACTGGAAAGAAACTAATTTTCTATTAAAATCATATTTAATAATTGCTGTAATATCTTTGATGGCAATAACATCTCTTGGTATATTTGGTTTTTTAACATCTGCCTATCAAGAAAGTCATGTAAAAATTGAAATGGTAGATTCCAAAAAACAAATGCTGGAAACTAAAAAAACATCAATTACAGAACAAATCGATGTAAACAAAAAAAGAATAGATGTTTTAAACGATATAAGAATCTCTCAAGAACAAAGAGTTAAAGAAGCAGGGAATTATAAATTACCAAGAGAGCAAGCATATGCCGCAATAGAAAAAGCAAATTCTGAATTAAATGAATTACAAGAAAAAAATAAAAATTATTTTTTAGAAATAAACAATATAGAAACAAATCTATTGGAATTAAAAGCAGAAGAATCTAAATCAACCGATATAGGAACTTTGAAATTTGTTTCTGAACTTTTCAATTTAGATATTCAAACTATTGTTAAATGGTTTACTATTATAATAGTTTTAGTTTTCGATCCATTAGCGGTTTCTTTGGTTCTTGCTTATAATAATATAGTGGAAAGAAAATACAAAAAAGAAGAACCTATCGAAGAAAATAAAGAAGAAGAACCAAAACAAAAATTTAATTTGTTTAAAAGAAAAAGCACACCTCTTAATGTAAAGTATAAAGATAAATAATATATCTATGCGCTATTCTTCAAACAGATCTTATAGGGATACTATAAATGAAGAAGTTGAAAAGCTAATGCAAAAAATAGATAAAAAACCAAAAAAGAAAAATTGGTTAGTTAGATTTTGGGAATGGTTGATTTGTATGTATAAAAAAATTGCGAAGAAATTATAATTTCTTCGCAATTTTTAAAACAATTTTGTAAAAATTAACTTACTCTAATCGTCTTGTTCAAAGAACAAACTGTTGCTCTTTTGTTATGAACAACAACTGTTTCCACCCCTGTTACATCTTCTGTGTAATTAACAATAGAAAAACCATTTTGCCAATTTGCACCTGATACATAAGTAGGGTTCAATTTACAAGCACAACCATTTTCATAGTTCTTAATAATTTGATCTGGACGAGATCCAATACGAGGAATTCTTTGGCAAGTAGAACCAATTCTGTGAGTATGATTTGTGATAGTTGAAGCATATCGTTTTTCGAATGTTCCTCTCGCAGAAAATCCACCATTTTTTCTCACCACATCTCCATGAAGAACAAACAAATCATCTGGAAGCTCAACGATGGATTCTTCATCTTCATTAGAGTCAATCAATTTAATTCGTGACCAACTTTCATGTGGATGGAATACTTTCGAATATGAAAGATTGTTCGCAATAGTAGGAATACACAAGAGTTGTTTAATATCGTCACTAGAAGAGATATAACGCCACCAGCGACCTTCTACGCCATTTCCTGAATGGTTTCCATTAGTTTCTAAGATCTCTGTTTGATATGGTTCTGTAATATCATGTAAAAGCTTTAGAAATTTATGATATGCCAAAATCTCATCGTTCAAAGTATGCGTGTGACGAGGATCTTTTGAATAACGACTGATCGATAACATATCAACCGTATCACCATTTAGAATAACCTTCTGCGGTTTAAGCTCATCTACAACTTGTAGGAAAATATCTAGAGTATTCCAGCACTCTACACCAAAATGAGTGTCGCCAATAACAAGAGCTATTTTATTTGGTTCGTAGTATGTTCTCGGCCTTGGTGGTGCAGGATATTGAACAGCTTTGATATTCATCAAAATTTCTTTGATTTTTTGCTCATCATATTTAGAAAAATTAGAAACGAACATAGAAGGATCTAATTGATCAGACTCTTGTTCGGTGATAATATCTACTCTATTATCATTCTCATCATAAGAAGATTCTTCTTCGATTATAGTAGTTTTTACTTTGGTGGTTCGTTTCCTACCAGTAATCCAATCGAAAACGGTTGACCTTGGTACACCTAAAATTTCTGAGATTTCGGTGTTAGATTTTCCCTTTTTGTGTAGGGACAATACTTGTTCTTGTTTTGTTTGTTTTGAGTTTGTATTAATGCTCATCTACTTCAGATTACTACACAAAAAAAAATTGTCAAATATAATTTTTTAAAGGTAAATATTTGATACTAGAATATGCCAAATTCGATGGATAAATTTAATGAGTTTGAAAACAAACATAGAGCATTTATAAATTTAGTAATAAAACCACTATTAACATTAATTGCTTTTTTAAGTATGGGATATTATACTATGTGGTTATCTACTAACTATGTACGTCAAGACAAATTTAGTTCATATGTAGAAAAACAAATATCATTTGATAAACAACAAGACGAATTGATGAAATCTAGATTTGATATAACACAAACAAAATTAGAAACTATAATAAATCAACAAACAATTTTTAACGAACAACTTAAAACATTTAACACTTTAACAGCATCTTATCAAAAACAAATTGATTCATTAAATGATAGAATAATATATTTGGAAAGAAAAAAATGAACAAAATGTCTTATCGTCAAGGTATAATAATAAAAGATATCAACAATGGGATAAAAGAAGGAGATTTGATACAGATAGTATCGGAAGATAGAGAAAATTTTTTAATCAGAAGATGTTATGCTTCACCAGTAGAAAAAGTTTCTAAAAATTTTATAAGAATTGTATAAAAGGTAAAAATATAGAGTAAGTATAAATACATACTATGAAAAAAGATGATATTTTATTGAACGAAGCCTATAACAAAGTAATTGAACAACAATTAGATGAAGATTTAGGTTCTTTTTTAAAAACAGTAGGTGGCGATGTGGTTAGAGGAATTGGTGGTGCTGCAAAGAAAGCAGTTTTGGGTACACAAAAAGCATATGCTGGTGCTAAACAAGCTGGTATTGGCGCACTTGCTGGCGCACAAGGTAAAGATCCTCGTTCTTTAGCGAACTATAACAAGCAATCACAAATTAAAGGTGAACTTACAAAAAAACAAAATGAAATAGATAGTCAATACACAGCACAAAGATTGACACAATATTTAAATAGTATGTTAACTGGTGTTGTAAGAGACGTTAAAAATTTAGGATTAGGTGTTGAAGATCTAGATGGTTTGAAGCAAGATTTATTCGCTACTTTTAAAAAACATTTACAACAATCAGGAACAATTCAATCAGCAGGAACAGGATTGGTTCGTTCTGGAAGTAAGGGTGCAGTAAAATTAAATAAATAATATTGACAAAAAAACATAGTTGTAGTTAGAATACTACTATGTTTTCTAGATTAGAAGAAATTGCAAAATCTCTAATAGACGAGACTTCTTTTAAAACCAGATGTCGTCATTTTTCTTTTATTTTATACAAAAGAAAAATAATATCTATTGGTATGAATTGTAAAAAAACTCATCCAATAAATTTATTAAATCCAAAATTTTGTAAAGAGAATGGATTAAATGTTTCCGATCAAAAACAAATATGTTCCGAATTGAATTCTATTTTGAAGTTGAAAAGAATGACAAATATAGATACCAATAAATGTATATTGGTAAATTTGAGATATGATAAAAATGGAAACTTGGCATTATCAAAACCTTGTTCATCGTGTGAAAATTTATTGAAATATCATAATTTCAAAAAAATAATATGGACTAATGATAATGGAGAATATGTTTCTCTGTAAAAAAATTTTGACATTTTTTAAAAATGTGAGTAAATTTGTTTTATGAAACTCGCATCAATTGAAATCATAAAAAATATAAAAATTCACCCTAATGCGGATTCTTTAGAAATCGCAGAAGTTTTGGGCTGGCAGACAGTGGTAAAAAAAGGAATCCACAAAGAGGGAGATAAGGTTGTTTTTATTACGATTGATACTATTGTTCCTCGTCGGGAATGGTCTGAATTTTTGGTAGATCAAAAAAATCCAGATAAGCCTATTAGATTAAAAAACATAAAGCTTCGTGGAGAATATAGTTCTGGTTTGGTTATTCCTTTGATTGAATTTCCTTTACAATTCGAATCTCTAGATGTTGGTGATGATGTAACAGAAATACTTGGTATTCAAAAGTATGTAAAGGAAATCCCTGCTAATCTTTCTGGTGAAACATTAGGAGATTTTCCCACAAATATCATCTCAAAAACAGATGAAGACAATGGTTTGAATGATCCCAAGTTGGTTGATGAAGTGTTTAAAGTTGATAAAGAACTTACGATAAGTCTAAAAATAGATGGATCTTCTTGTACTTTAATAGTAGAAGATGGAAAATTGATACAAGTTTGTAGTAGAAATCTTTCTAAAAAAGAAACTGAAAATTCTACATTTTGGAATGCAGCAAAAAAATTAAATATACCAGAAAATTGGACGGGCGTCATACAATCGGAAATGGCGGGTAATGGAATACAATGTAACAATTTAAAAATCAACGAGATAAAATTATTTGTATTTCAAATTTATACTGATAATAAATATATGACATATGATGAAATGAAGCAATTTTGTGATAATCATTTAAAATGCGATGTTGTTCCATTGATTTGTAAACTTAAAATAGAAGATACAATAAATCTTTGGACGGATCCTTTAAAGAAATTACAAGAATTGGCAGATAAACAAAAATATTCAAGCGGACTTGATGCGGAGGGAATTGTTGTAAGACCCTCTAGTTATATCAAATCTAGAAATTCTAGAAGACCATTAGGATTCAAATTGATAAACAGAAATTATAAAGATTAATCCTTTATACATTTTTCAACTACACATCTAGAAATATTTAATTTTTTAGATATTTTATTTATTGTAATATTATTATTATATTCTTTTAAACAAAAGTCACATAACTCTTTATATGTTTTGAATTGAAAATTAGGTATTCTTTTTAAAATTTTAGACATAGTTTGATTTTTATTTTCTCCCACATTAAATCTTTTTAATATATTACGAATAACAACACCACTTAAATTAATTTTAGATCCAATGCTCCAAATACCCAATCCCTTTTTACTTTCTTCTAAACAAAAATTTTCAAGTTCTTCATAACTATTAAAAATAAAATTTTTATGATGTTTTTTAATTTGTCTCCAAGAATTTTCTTTACATGTTTTTTTAGCATGTTCCCTTAATGCTTTTAATCTTTCAACACTTAATTTTCTTCCAATTGATTTTTCTCTTATTTTATTTTTTGTAATATCAGTATGTTTTTTTCCATACATTCCATTTTTAATACCTTTTCTTGCAAAAAAATTTGAATAATTCTTCTTGAAAAATAAAATTTCTCTACTATTCATTATTCTATATTTTTGATTATCTTCTCTTTTTTTAAACATAGCATAAAATGCTTGCATAATAGAGTTATTATTCGTTATCATTCTCAATGCTAAAATTTTATGACAAATTAAATGTTCTTTCAGAGTTAAAAAAACAATGTTATTTATATCATTTTTTGAATATTCATCTGAAATACATTTTGGTAAAATATGATGAGCTTCATAGTTATATTTTCCATATTTTTTATTGACATATTTTTTTGCTGAATATATCTTTTCATAAGAAAAAACTATTCTATTACTTGCTCTTTTTATTATTTTTTCATATATACGATAATACTTTTGTGAATTCGATAAATTTTTTATTTTTTCTAAATAAATGTTCATAAAACTACTTATCAAATTTAGATGTTTTTGGAATAGGTATTCAACATAATTATTGACATTTTTAAAATTTAATGTATTGTATAAAGACTAATATGTATAAACTGGAAAGAAAAGAAAACGAAGGTGTGTGGTATGAAGTAATGCTTTCTCCATTTAAAACAAGGGAAGAAATTAAAGTATATCATGCAAAGTACAGCAAATATTATCCTAATACAAAAACAACTTATAGAGTTACAAATCTTGAAACAGGAGGAATGAAAGTAATACGATGAATGTTTTTAAAGAATTGGAAGAGGTAGGATACACTCAAGTCAAATTAAAAAATATGACCGATAATATTTTGGATGCATATAAAAAAAATCCAAAAGAATGTGAAAGACTTTTGAAAGAATTAGCAAAGATAGATCACGAATTAGAAGAATTGGATAAAGAATTTTCAAAATATCTATGAAATTTATAGAAGTAATTTTAGAAAATAGTAAACTTAAAGAAGCAAAACTATTTGCTCCTGCTAAAAAAGCTGCTAATAATCCAGAAACAGGTATTACGATTCAAAATAAATCTGCTTATCATGTTATTAAAGATTGTGCAAATATAACAATCAAGTATCTTCCTCTTTATGTATTTGCACATTATGAATGTTTTTTTACAGAATTGTCTGGAAAATTTAAAAGAAAAGATATAGAAGAATTTGTTTCTGGTGCAGAGAAAGATATTGTTTTAAATCAACTTCTTATTCTTATATTGGAACTAAATGGTGGATTGGTAGGAGAGACTCCAAAGATTTCTGTTTCGGATAATAGCGATTTCGAAATTAATGATCCTTATGGTGAATATGGAGTTGGGTTTGAAGAAATACCAAATAAAAATGAAAATAATAATATGTCTGTTGTAGATAGTTTATGTAAACTTTTTGATGTGAAGTAAGATAAGTAAATTAGTATGAAAAACAAAGATCAAATATTACTGGAACAAGCATATTCAAAAATTTTAAATGAAAATTTAGATAAATTTCAACCACATGATCCGGAAATGCAAGAATTATCTAAAGTAGGTCTTGGTGAAGAATATCCAGAAGATGAGAACGTTTCCTCTGATGATAGAAATTGGTATTTCGATGAAGATGGACAACCACCATATAATGTAAAATATTCTAATAGAACGTTTAATATTAGAGGTAAAGAAGTATTGATCAAACAAGAAATGGATCAAGACGATGATAGTAGGTGGTATTATATTTCTCTTGTTGATCCAGAAACAAAAGAACGTGTTTTTAATGATGTTACAGAAGATCAAATCAAAAAAATGTTTTTTTGATTGTTGACATTTTTGAAAAAATAATATATAGTCTTTATTAGATAGTTGGTTCCCGATGAGCCAATGGGACTGAGAATACTCGGTCGAATACAAAATCGGAAATTGATATTTGACATTTTAATTTTAGTAGACCCGCCATGCCTCTCACTTGACATGAGTAGTTTCTAAAGTACACGGCAACTAAGTAAGTTGATGCACACTTTGGCGGGTGTTTCTTTTACCAAGCGCAGATGCTCGCAAAGCTCTACCGCGATGGGTGACAATGCAATGTTTCCGGAAACAACATTTAACCCATAGGGAACTTCTTCGATTATTATGTATGCGTCCATAAGATACTTGGAGGACTAATGATTAGAATGAGAGGTCTTGGTAATGATTTTAAAAACTGGAATGTTGGTTTAGAAAACCATCATCTAAGGAGTGGGAGATTGGACGTGGAGAACTGGTAATTAGTATGGACACAATTCAAATAAGCCATACATCCTATTTATAGGTACGGAGATGACCGTGAATTGCGTTTCACAGGACGAAGAAATTCGTAACCCCTTTAGCTTTAAAAGGCACACCAGTAAAATTTTGATAAGTCGGACGGGAATAGTGTGCTGTGCTGTTCTTAAAAAGCTCACCGTTGCAGACTGTCACCAGACTCGATTAGGCAGAGGGTAACAAGTAATCTTCGTCCAACGTGAGAAAAACACGGTAGCCAATGAAGAACTTTCTGGTAATGATCTTTGAAATTTATGGGGGTGAAAGGATTCGACATTGGATTCTAACTTCTCAGTGCATGTAGAGGATGATAGTTGGCCTCTTTAATAATCTATCAAAAACTAAATGCAGAAGACAATACTTCTGATCTTTTAGACGAAGCTGAATACATCTTCAACAATGCTGACGAGTTCCTCGCTGGCGTTGAAGACTACGCACTCGCCGCCTAAGAGCCTAACGGTAATCCTCTAAATCCGTTTTGAATTGCAGAGGTTTTGACGATCTGTTAGAAATCATGTAAAAAATATTACGGAGTTTGTTGTAACTTTAAAACATCAAGGTTGGTTAATGTGCCAAGATACCTTATAAATCAAATACATTAAAGCATGTGTAGATCTGAAAGTAAACGTTTAATGGACACGACTATCGTATGTCGTCACCTCCACCATTTTTGGGTAGATAGACTCGTAAGGGGCGAGAATTGGCTGTAGACCAATTGTTATTTTTAACCCTGTCCGTTCGAATCGGACTCTGCCCACCATTTATAAGTCTCTATAGTGTAACGGTTAGCACAGTACCCTTTCACGGTATTAGTATCGGTTCAAATCCGTTTAGAGATGCCAAATTTTGCGGAGTCGAACCAAACCCCTTTGGGCTACCAACCTAGAGGGGTTTATTTATTTAAAATAAAGATAAATATTTTATATGAAAAAGTTATTTTTATTTTGTTCTATTTTATTATTTTTAAACAGCTGTACTGTTTATACAGAAAAACAATCTGAAGCATTATCTCGTTCCGTTTATGCTACCAAAGATTCTTTAGACAACGCAAGATTAGACTTAGCCGATACCTATGCTAATGAATCAACAAGAATAGTAAAACCACCTAAACAAAGAATAGATATTAAACCTGTTTATAAAAAGAATATTGATAATATTTCAAGTCAAAGCAAAGTAAAACCAACAATTATAAACAAACAAAGAGTTTTAATAATACCCGAAAAATATAAAAACGATACGGTTGTTGTTGTAAGCTCCGAAGAATATCAACAACTCTTAAAAGATAAAGAAACATACGAACAAATAGAAAAAGATATTGCAAATATAACAGAAACAAAAATAGCAGTAGATCAGGAATTGATTCGTCAAATGGAATATAATGATAAAATGGTTAGAGATTTGAATATAATGCAGAAAAAATTGATAGAAAAAGATCTTGCGATTTTACAAAGAAATATTGCAATAATATTTTTACTTGTTATAATGGGTGGAGCAACTTATCTAAGAATAAAAGGAATACTCTAATGGATGAAATTATAAAAAATTTATCAAAACTATATCCAGAATTTGAATTTAAATCAAATTTATATTCTAATGCAACCCAAAGACCAGTTGTTCAGATATATAATGTATTAAGTTGGCTGAATCAAAACCCAACAGAATTAGAAGAATTAACCGATCAACAATGGGATAATATAGAAGTAAATGAAGTTAATATTGGAAAGTTATGGGATTGTTTAATAATGAATAGTGGGGAAATTTCATTTGATGGTGATATAAATTTCGATGCTTCTTTAGACAAGTATAATAATTTTTAAAAAAACTTGCATAAAATTTTAAACATGTTAAAATTTTTATCTTATGAAAAAAGATGAAAAAATTCTTTCACAAGAAATGATAGATTATTGTGAAAGAGCTATTGAAGAGTCTAAAAAATTGTGTGATGAAATTTTAGACTCTTATAAAGGAAACTTAGAACAAAAAGAATTTCTAAAAGAATTATCAAAAATGATGGAAATTGATAATATGATTAAAGAAAAAATAAACAATTTATCTTTTTCTGATATTAAAAATGATAATAATATTTTAGATGAAATAGATGAAATGTTAAAACGGAAATTTAATATTTTAGATTTTTTAAATTTTACAGATGAAAAACAATTGGTTTGATATTTTTTGTTGGGTTACACTAACGGTAGCAGCATTATATACTACCTTATATGCAACATATGTAATGTTAGAAGTTTTATTAAAATGAAAACACTAAAAGAAAAAATTATAGATATATTAAATGAAGATGAAAATTTTTTATTAGCAGATGGATTTGATGATGCATTTGTTGGTATAGGTAGACAATTCGGTAGACCTATTGCTGTATATGATAGATTTGAATGTATAGAATTATTGATAAAAGAAGGAATGTCCGAAGAAGAAGCCGAAGAGTATTTTCAATTTAATGTAGAAGGTGCATGGGTTGGTGAAAATACTCCTATATTTTTAGAAAAATTATATTGACAGTATGATAATTTTAATTTATAGTAGATAAAAAATGAAAAAGAAAACCAAACCATCTAAAAAAGTATCCATAGAGTTTGATGAAAGACATCTTGGTACTCTCACAACTGCACTAGAAGTTTATTCTCGTCTTCGTTCTGGTCAAATCAAAATCGCAATGGATACTGCTTTTTGGGATAAGGAATTGTCTTATGAGGATGGAGAAGTTCTTGAAAGCATGGTAAGAACTATTGTTTTCCATAAAGAAGAAGAATTGATGGAACACAGAAATGCTTACTATGGTGTTGGTTGCGAGAAAATGAAAGATGGCACAGTAGCATGGGAGATTAAAAAGACCATTGATCAATATCTACACTATCAAAGGAATGATGGTTATAGAAGTATTTGTAATGTTTCTGGTGATGGGGCTTTTCAAATTTCTGATGTTCCTATTCCAAAAATCATAGAACCTTCTCGTATGTTGTCGGAATTTGCTTATTGGAAACCACAAAAAGAATTCAGAATTCCGCAAAGATATCAAGATCGGGTTGATAAAGCAATGAAGAATAAAGACTTTAATTTAGTTTGGGAACTAGTAGATAAGGCGTTTAAGAATAGTTTACCGAAAGGTTCTAGTTCTAGTGTAAAAGAAGTTGCTGGAACTTACTATGTAGTAATTACAGAACCGTATAAAATGGATTGATGATGAATTATATCAATAAACATAATGTTTTAATTTTAAATAAACACTGGATACCCATTAACACAACTACAGCTAGACATTCTTTTTCTTTAATGTATTCGGAAAATGCGAAAGGAATAATGATAGAAGAAGATAAGGTAGTTCCGCTAGAGTGGAATGAATGGGTCAGTTTAAATATTAATGAAACGGATAGGAAGATAAAAACAGTAAAAGGATTTGTAAAAATTCCTACTGTTATTGTTTTAAATCATTATGATAAAATTCCAAGACAAACTATAAAATTTACACAAAAAAATTTATGGGAAAGAGATAATTTTACTTGTCAATATACTGGTAAAAAATTAACTAGATTGACAGGTAATATCGACCATGTTATTCCTAAATCACAAGGAGGAAAAACATCATGGGAAAATTGTGTATTGGCGCATAAAGAAATAAACGCAAGAAAAGCCGATAAGACACCAGAACAAGCAGGTTTGAAATTAATAAAAAAACCATCTGCGCCTAGATTTATGCCAGTTTCTTTCTATATTAGAAATAAAGATGAAATAGAGGATTGGAATCTATTTTTAAATGTAATTTAATTTATGGAAAATATTATTGAAGAAATTACAAAATTGACTGTTGAGTGGAGGTCTTTGAGTGGGAAAGGTCATTGTAAAGATAAAGATTTTCATTGGTATATAGAAACCAAATGGAGTTATGGTCAACCTCCAAAATATAGTGTGCAACATCACGGTTACATTTTACACGATTTTGAGGAAATAGAATGTAGTTCTTATGAAGAAGCATTGACTGTTTTGAGAGATACTTTAAAAGAAAAAATAGAAGAAGAAAAGAAATTACAAAAAGAAAACGAAGAAAATGAATGGTAATATGAAAACATTAAACAAAAACAAACCTTTATTATTTTTAGGAGATCATCATGGAGATTGGCGATTTCTTTTTGATATCATCAGAGAAAAGAATATTGAAAATTGCAATATTATTTCTGTTGGAGATCTTGGTATAGGGTTTAAATATAAAAAAGAATCCGAATATTCTCAATCAGAGAAACTTAGCAACATGTTCAAAGAAAAAAACATCAATTTTTATGGTATTCCGGGGAATCATGATAATAGATTCTTTTTTGAAGGAAAAAATAGAATTGTCTATGAAAATTTTGAACTAATTGAAGATTATACTGTTGCAGAATATGATGGCAAATCTATTCAATTTATTGGCGGTGCTGTTTCTATTGATAGAACTTCTCGTAAAGAAGGTGTTTCATATTGGGAAGACGAAGCTGTTAAATTAGATAGAGATAAATGCAAAGAAGTTGATATTCTTGTAACCCATACTGCTCCGTCTTGGTGTTTTCCACAACAGTTTAATGAAATGGTTTATGGTTGGGCATTAGAGGACGCATATCTTATAGGAGATCTTAGTAATGAAAGAGCAATAATGGATGAGATTTTTAAACTATGTAAACCAAAACTTCATTTATATGGTCATTTCCATAGTTCTTGGACTGAAGAGATTAATGAATGTAAACACAAACTATTGAATATTAATGAAATTTGGGAGATGCGTAATGATTAGTTTAAAAAAGATAAGTAGTATTATGACAGATGCATTATCGGCAACGGAATGTTTTTTTTATAATTCTTCCGTTTATAGAGAATTTTTAGAAGAAAGAGAAGAAATTCTAAAACATAAATGGCTGGAAAGTGAAAAGAAAGGCTATGATATCGGTTATAGTTCTGCTTTAATCGATTGGGTTTTAAAACATAGAACTAAATGGAGAAAACGTAAAAACCATGAAATCTAGTACAAAAACAATTTTAGCTGGAATAACATTCTTTTTAGTATCTTTCTTTTATTTTTGGTTGATGTTTCTTCAAAAATAGTATATCATCATATAATGAAAGTTAATCTTCCTATAGAAGAGGGTTATTTTAATATTACTCCAGATGAATTCTGTGGATTATATTGTTGGTTAATAACTCCGGAGAGAGATGCGAAATGGAATAAAAACAACCTTTTTTATAGATCTTTAATTGTTGATAGAGAAGGAAACGTGTTGTCTTCTGGTTGGCCTAAGTTTTTTAATTACGAAGAGAAACCAGATTGTTATCCGGATCCTAAAAACTTTAATGATTTGAAATATGAGGAAAAAAAGGATGGTTCTCTTTTAATTGCTGATTATGTAAATGGTCAATTCTCTATGAGAACCAGAGGAACTGTTTCTTATAGAACTCAAGAAAATGCAAAAGATTTTGAATTACTTCCGGAACGATACCCTAAAGTTGTTGAGTTCTTAAAAGAAAATCAACACCTCACTTTATTGTTTGAAATAGTAACTCCGAGTAATGTTATTGTAATAAGACCACAACAGTTAGAGTTTTATCTTATTGGAGCAATAAACAAAAATGGAATGGTAGTAGTTTCCTCTGCTGATTTAACCGACATCTGGAGAAAAATCGGGCCGATTCCAATGCCACAGTCTTACAATTTTCTAGATACTAATGATATTTCTAAAATCGCAGAAACCATTAAACATTGGAAGGGGAAAGAAGGAATTGTTGTTTCTTACAATAATGGACAGAGTAGAATAAAATTAAAGTCGGATTGGTATCTTTTTATTCATAAAGTTAAATCCAAACTAAATTCTACTAAGAATCTTATTGAATTTTATATAGAAAAAGAAATGCCATCATATGAAGATTTTTATAAAATAATTGAAACGGATTTTGATTATGAGATTGCAATTCAATTAAAACGAGAAATAGAAAAAATTTGTGAAGCAGGAGAAAAATCAAAAAAATATATTGACTATATCCTAGAAGTGGTGCATGATATAAGAAAGGTAGAAACGAGAAAAGAACAAGCCGAAATGATAAAAAGAAATTTCCAAGAAAATTCTTCATTCGTATTTTGCGTTTTAGATGGTAGAATAATAACAAAAGAACAATGGACGAAACTTATAAATCAAAATTATGAAAGTTAAAGAATTAATAGAAATATTGCAAAAAGAAGATCCAGAAACACTAGTGGTTGTTGATGGTTATGAAGGAGATTATACAACTCCAAGAAATACACATCAGTTTCATGTAAAAGAACAGGAAGCAGAATGGTATTATGGTGAATATGAACCCTGTTTTAAAGAAGATCCAGACGCAATAAAAGCAATTTTACTACCGAGATAATATGTATTTTAATATAACATTAAGAAACTTTTGCAAACCAAGAAAAGAGTTTAAAAAATATTTTTCATTTTATAAACAACTTTCCAAATATAAAAATGTAGAATTCGAAATATTTTATGCAGGAGATAACATTTTTCAATTTCAATTAGATTTTTCTCCAATTACAAGAGATCATGGTGGATTGAGTATAAATTTAACTTTTTTGGGGTTTGACGCAGGATTTATAATTTATGATTCTCGACATTGGGATAATGAGAATTGGTGTTGGGAAGAAAAATAATCATGAAAATAAAAAAACAAAGAGTAACAGAAAGAAAAATTGGTTCTACTAAAATTCGAAAAACTGTAACTGTTAGTATTTCTAGACCTTCTAGGAAAAAGAAATAAATTGACATTTCTACAAAATATATTATTATTAGATATATGGATCATGAATTAGAACTAAAACTATACAATAAATACCCCAAAATTTTACAAGACTGTGGAAAAAGTCCCATGGAATCTTGTATGGCTTTTTGGATGGAAACGGATTCGGGCTGGTATAATCTTCTCGACAAATGCATGGAGAAACTTCAATACTTCTGCGATCTTTGTTCAAAGAATGGTGAAGAGGTACAAGTTGTTGCTAACCAAATTAAAGAAAAGTACAGCACCCTCCGTTTTTACGTAAGTGTCTATGGTGCAAATAGTATTGAAAATAATATCATAGATGACATCATTAATCAAGCGGAAGCAGAGTCCGCTAGAACATGTGAAGTGTCAGGAAAATATGGTGAATCTTGCAAACGAGGTGGTTGGTATAAAACTCTCTGTTACGAAGAAGCAAGAAAGCTAGGTTATGTAGCTTGCGATGAATCGACCGAAGCATACTGGAAAGAAAAAGACGCAAAAGGAGAAAAAAATGACGACCACGAAGAACTTGGAACAACTTGAAGAGTTTGCGTTTTATGAAAGCGGATTATCTGCCGATGGATGTTTAGAAAAATTAGATTATTATACAAACGAAGCCATTAAAAGATACGGTAGAATTCTTGTAGAAAAACAAAAAGAAAACTTCATAAACGGATTTCAAGGATGTTGCTATACATGCGAACCTGTTGGAATGCTTAATCAAAAGTTGGAAGAACAGCTTAGAGCAATCGAAGAAGATGGAACAGAAGAACATAACAATGCGGTAGAGCTTCGCATGAAACTTGCAGAATCTCTTGTTAAAAATGATGAACTTAAAAAAATAGCTAGAAAACTTTACGGTACAGTTCTTCATGTATATGAATTAGCCAAAGTAGATCCCTTGGTTGTAATCGGTCCCTCTCTATATAAAGAAGCGGCTGAAGGAGCAAAAGAATATGAAGATTTTGAATGAAATTCTTGAAAAAATTCTATTCTTTTCGGTTATTCTTTTATTGATATTATCCGCTTTTGTTTTCAGTTATTATATACAAACACAGAGCAAATTAGACATGCAAGAATTGGAACAGATGGTAGAACAAGAAATTACTGCTGGAAAACAATAGTAACTGTCCACCCCAATCCGCCAAGAGTTGTTGGCAACGCTAAACGTTGATAGCTAGATAATGGAGTAGTGCTAGTTAATGTTTTGTAAATTCTTCCTGTAGTGCTTGCTGTGTTATTCAAAACAGTTGCAGCAGAAGTTGGAGATGTATAAGTGAATGTGTTTATATCTGGTACACTTAGTACTATAGAAGTCGCATTAAATCCAGTACCGATATTATTAACGGTAATAACATCATTTTGAAAGAGTCCATGACCCGATACCCTTGCAGTAACAGTATAAGAATTTGCAGGACGAGTAAAAGTAGCGGCTGGCCAATTTGTTATACCTACTCTTGCTGATGTTAATTTTACGCAATTTGTTGTAAAATCAGGAGCAGAATTACCAGTTCCAATGTTTAATACTCTTGTTCCAGAATTTCTTCCAGCAGCTGCAAAGGAAGATAGAATTCCATTCACGGTTGATTGAGATAAAATATTCGAACTAGCATTAAAAGTTGCAAAAGAACTTAATACAGGACCAATTGTTCCACCAGATAAACTATTTGTTTGAACTTGAAAGGTTACAAGTGCTGTGTTATTTCCAAGATACGGTAAGTCTCCTGATAATGCATTTATATGAGCATAAAAAGTTTGAAGATTTGTAGCACCACTTAATGAATTAATTTTGGTTAATCTATTTGAGTGAACCTGAAAATTAGTTAAAGATTTGCAATCATCTAATGAAGGAATTTCGCCTGATAGGCTGTTTGAATAAACCTGAAAATCTTTCAAGGCACTTAATCCATTTAAAGAAGGAATTGTTCCTGATAATGCATTTATAAGAGCATAAAAAGTTTGAAGATTTGTAGCACCACTTAATGAATTAATTTTGGTTAATCTATTTGAGTGAACCTGAAAATTAGTTAAAGATTTGCAATCATCTAATGAAGGAATTTCACCCGATAAGCTGTTTGTATAAACCTGAAAATCTTTCAAGGCACTTAATCCATTTAAAGAAGGAATTGTTCCTGATAATGCATTTTTAAGAGCATAAAAAGTTTGAAGATTTGTAGCACCACTTAATGAATTAATTTTGGTTAATTTATTAGAATACGCCTGAAAAGTAACCAAAGATTTACAATCATCTAATGAAGGAATTTCACCCGATAAACTATTGTCATGTACTTGAAATAAAGATAATGCACTCAATCCATTTAAAGATGGAATTTCCCCAGATAAACTATTACTAAATGCAGTAAATCTTTGAAGACTTTTAGCTCCGCTTAAAGAATTAATTTTGGTTAAACCACCTTTATTGGCAGAGTTTAATCCCTCTACTGCAAACTCTCGTAAGTTTGGATTAAAATCCAATGTCGGAATTTCTCCTGTAAATGCATTTTGTGAACCAACATATTGAATTAAATTTGGAAAAGCTGATAAACTAGGAATATTTCCAGTAAGTCTTTGTCTACTACCTCCTTGAATATTAATATCGGTTAATGCAGTCGAATATGGTGGAAGAATTGGATGTGGACCAGTTAATGCGTTTTGTTGTATGAATAATAGTCTTAAATTAGAACATGCGCTTAGGTTTACTGCGTTTGTTCCACTAAGACTTGAATTGTTTAAATATAAAACTTCTAGGTTAGTTAAATTAGACAAATCAGGAAATTGTCCTGATAATGAAATGTATTTATTATTTGTACTAGCAGCAAAGTTTATAACTCTTATATTTGGTTTATTGTTAAGTGTTTCTAAACCAGTTATAAGAGTATCTCTTGCATTAATAACTTCAAGACCTGTTAAAGAACCATAATTTGTTAGTCTTATATTGTAATCATATTGCACATCAATATTTTTAATATTGGGAATTAAACTCAAATCACAATCTCCAACAATTGGATTATAATACAAATTTAAAGTCTCTATTTTATTTCCTACAGAAAACGTTGGAACTGCTGTTAGCCCATTCCAATATAAATCCAAGCTTGTTAAATTAGGAAATCGTGTCGCATCGAAATTATTTTTATATAGAGAATATCTAGCTTTTAAATCAACCAAAGAATTTAGATTTGATGTCGAATCAATAGCCGACAATGAATTATTTGAAATATCTAAAAATACAATGTTTGGTATATTGTTTGCATCAAAATTACCAGAAAGTTTATTTCCTGACAATGTAAGAACAGCTAGAGATGGGATTGAATTTGAAGCGGTAAAACTTTCGATATCATTATCTTTACAAACAAAACTTGTTAAATTTGGAAATGATGTAATATTTACAGAACCACTCAATTTAGGAACAGATGTTCCACAATTTATTGAGTAAATATTGTTTGGATTTGATGTTTTGATAGATAAACTCATATTAATTGAATGTATGATTATAATTTACGCCGCTATTAATGTTTTGTGATTGACTTCCGTCACCCCAATCTAATTGTACGTCATTTAAGGATGGATGATATATAACATTAACCCCATTTAATGTTGTTCCGTTAGAATTTGAAAATCCCCAAAATATATTATTTGAAATGGGAATAGATTGATAATCTCCATTACCAAATATGGTTTTTCCAAAAATTTTAGTTTTTCCTTTTATTTTTACTAACATATATAATACTTATACAAAAAACTTTTATTTTGACATTTTTAGAAAATATAGTACTATTAAAAATTAATGAATACTAAATATAAATTTGTCGAAACTACAGGTTGTACTGCATTTGATTTTGTAGTAAATGATACTTCATTATCTGTATTATCGAAAGAAGAAATTAATGAAATTCTAGATTACCTTTTTGTTAAAGTTAAAGAAGGTATTAACGATAATACAATACTCTTCCCTGATGTGGTGAAATTGTTCCAACCTGATGATTGGCATTATGGTACAGAAACTTGTGAAAGTTGCGGCGACACTGTGGATGATATGACATGGAACATATGATTAAAGAACTAATATACCAAGTATCTGGATTGTTAATGACTTTTTGTTATTTGATTTGTACAGTACCACAAATAATTAAAACATATAAAACCAAATCAGCTAAAGACATATCGGCTGGTTCTTTGGGTTTAGTAGTTTCAGGTCATATATTTTCTATAGTATATGCAACATTTGGAAGCAATAACATTTGGGTTTTTGTTTGTGCATTGGGTGGTTTGTTATCGTCTGTCATCATGTTAATTCTTTGGAGCAAATACGGAAAACAATAATATGATTTTAGCACTATCCGACATTCACTTGGGAAGTCCAATATGCCAAGCCGATTTGACCTTGGAAATTCTGGATGTGATTTGCCAATTACCTATGCTTTGATAGATGATAGAGGAAATATAGAATTAAAAAATTATGAATGAAACATTTGAAGAATATAAATACGCAATTCGTCACAAACCTACTCAAAAATGGGTTAATTTTAAAAACGATGATTTAGAATTAACTGCAACCGCTATAGAATTAGTAGATCTCAAGGACTCTTTAATTTTAGCAAATAGAGTTATTTTGGAAACATTTTTAAAAATGAGCGCATTTAATAATATTCCAAATTATGGTAACGAAAATTTTTTGGAATTTGAGCTTGTCAAAATAAAAACAACCTATACTATAGAATCATGAGCGATTTTACACAACCATACACCCCCGAAGGAAAACATCCAGAAGACGCAATCTATGAAGTTAAAGAATTCTTCATAAAACTCCTTGATGTTCAAGAAGATTATTTTCAAAGATTGTCTAATCAATTAAAATTGACCAAAGAAGGAGAAGAGTATCTTTTTGATTATATCTATAACGTAAATAACGAAAATCAGCAAATTGATGACTTTGCACATTATTTGGAAACTCTTAATAAAAAATACAAAGATTTAATTAAAAAATAATATGAAAACACAAATTGATCCATTCAATGTAGCTTGCATGACTCTCGTTGCTTTTGGCATAATCTTTATAGGTTTTTTGACTTATAGTGAGGTAAAAGAAAGAGAAATCAAAGCCAATATAGTTAAAGAAGCAATTCAAAAAGGTTGGACACCAGAACAAGTCAAAGGTATTTTAAAATGAACAAAAACAAAAAATATGTATTTGAAATAATTGTCAGAGAGACAGAAAATCTAGAAAAGATCTGCTCAACAATTACAGCTTGCGATTATACTTTTGAAGAATTAAAAGGTAGAAAAGCTGATCACGAAATTTTAAATTGTAAGGACATTCTTCTAGACCATCTTCCTAAAAAAGAATTGGAGAAGCAATACAAAAAAGATATGGAAGAGGCTTGTAAGAATTACGAAAATCATTTTAAAAATCCAGATACATATGGAATTATTACTCCTCAAAAAGAAAATAATGTGGAAACATACTACGAGAGAGTTGAAGATGGGGAAATTTTTATTAAAGACAAAAACACAAATAGCTTCTACAATGTAAACATGCAAAAACTTAAAGATGAAGGATATTTCGTTTTTGCTTATACAGAAAAAATTATGAATAACCTTGTAAAAAAAGGATGTTTTAGAAAGATTTAAAAATAATGAAACCAGAAGAATACAAAAACGGAACAACTGTTATCTACAGACTTTTTAGTAAAGTAGGTTCCTTATATGAAGGTGAAATTTTAGGTTATTCGGACTCTAAAAAATTTGTAAATATAAAAAATAAAAATAGTTTGTCTCAGTGGCACGAAATAGATTCTATATATGTTGTAGATACTGTTGAAAATCTTAAATCAGATTTTTTTACAAAAGAAGACATTGAACATGAGAATAAAAATATTGTCACAAAAGAAGATGTTCAAGATTATGAAAACATGATTAAATGGCAAAAATTTAAAGAAAACTATTGGACTTATGGAACAAACGTAGAGACGGAAGATAAAGATGATCCGAAAATGACTGATGAAGATTGGGAAGATTTGACCAAACAACTATATCCCGACGAATATTATCCTAAAAATTATGTAGAAAATAATTGCATGTATTATTTAGAATTCTTCAAAAATGATAGGTGGAAGTTATATCTAAGACAAACTCTAAGCGTTCCTAAATTTAGCATATGTAGTGAACTTCCTTCTTATGTTCTTGGTGAAGGAAAAGTCGATATACCTGATATGTACAGTATGTATAATTATAATAATCTTAAAAGAATTGTTGATGGTTTGAATTTACTTCCCAAACTAAATGAAGATTTAAATCCATATCCAAAAATGTCATCAGGAACCTTTAATCCACCACAAGCAACTACAGATTATTTCGAGAAATATAAAAAAGAAAATAATTCTTGACTATTCCTCAAACAATCTCTACAATAATCTCTATTATGAAGAAATGCTTTTTTAAAAATATCGGAGAATAATATGAAAGAAACACTATCAGCATTTTTTATCGGATTATTTTTAGGCGGTTACACTATGGGATTTTTAATCACGACTCATGTAACAAATCCTCGACAAGAAGAGGCAATCAAAAGGGGATATGCCGAAATGAAACTGCCCACACCAACTTCGAAGGAAGCAGTTTTTACTTGGAAATAATATGAAAAAACTAATACTAATAACAACAATTGCGTCTACAATTCTTCTTACAGGTTGTGGAGGATTTCAAAACAGTCTCAATAAAACTTTGAATGGTCTTTCTAGTGGAACATATATTGTCACAGTTTGGTCCGGTGGACAAGCTGTAAGGACATATAAAGTTGAAGGGTTTGTAAATACAGAATCAAGTTCGGATGGTTGGTTCTTTGTGGTGAATGGAAAGCTGGTTAGAATTTCAGGAACTATAACAATCGAACAACAGTGAAAGAATGTAATACAAAGGCTCATCTTTATGGTTGTGGATGTTTTAAATGTTTTCAGAGTAGACAACAAACAATTCAATTAGAATCTGAAAAAAGACAGAAAGACACGATATATTCATGTATGTCGGATTTAATAATAGATCATCTATTAATTGCATCCAGAGTATTTGGGTACTTCTTTTTTTGTTTAATTGGTAGCGTAATGTTTCATAGTAAAGATATTAATATGAATATTTTAATCAGTATTTTATTTCTTGCATTGGCTGGTCATCAACTAGTCAAAGTATCATTTAAAGAATGAAACTCTATCTTCCAGAAATATTTCAAGAACTAGGTCATTTTACTTGCAAAAAGCCTATCTATTTTGATGTTTATTATGTTGATAGAAAAACAGGAGCAGTGCATTTTGTATGGGACTTTGGTATGGAGTCTTCAATTAGTTTGAGAAGTTGTACTTGTAAACATTTAAAAAGATTAAAAGAAAAAATTTATAGAGAAGTAATTTTTGATCTTGGACATGCTTTCTTTCATTATGAAGGTGATCCAAATTATACATATTATCATTGGGCATTGAAGGCTTGGTTAAAAGATAGATTGGAGACTAAAGAGTATGACATCAGCTGTTAAAAATCTGATAAAAGCGAACAATCTTTTGATTTGTCCTTCATGCAAAGGCGAAGGAGAGGTCGAGTATTTCTGTGGACATTATACTACAACTTCATGTAGTATGTGTGCAGGAAATGGAATTATAAAATCATTTAATAAACAAAAACATAAAAAAGTTTGCACTATATGTCAGGGACGAGGTGGTTTAGGGTGTTGTGATAAAAAGGGATTTCTTGAATGGGAAAGCTATGAATTAATAAAAAAGATTGACTATTCCTCAAACAATCTCTAATATCTAAACCATGACAAACAAAGAAATCAATATCGCAATCGCAGAGGCGTGTGGATGGCTTAAATTCACGCAATTCACCACTTATCCTAAATCATGGGGGCGAACCCCAGCTAGGTATCATAAACCTATTTGGAGCTTAACGTCATTAACTGATATGACAGAGGACGAGTGTACTAAATACGGGTGGCACGGAGATGGGCATATCTGTATTGCTCATATTCCTGACTACTGCAACGACCTCAACGCAATGCACGAAGCGGAGAAGACCCTTAACTCCGAGCAACTGCACGAATACTACGACAAATTGGAACTATTCAATGGTTGGGAATATCCATCATCTACCGCTCGTCAACGCGCCGAGGCTTTTCTGAAAACAATCGGAAAATGGGAAGAATAAAACTTGACATATCCATAAAGACATTATACTATTAAACGCATGAAAATATTCACACAAAATTCTTACGTTTGGGGTGACAAAATAAACTTTGCTGACGAAAACAATGTTTCTCTAGGGTATAATTTGGGTCAAGACTGCTGCGAATATGCAGACTGGTTTATTGATGATACTCCATGGCAAACTCGCTTACCAAAAAATATTTCTAACTATCAAAAAACAGAAGGGTATGATGGTTGGGTTTTTGATACTAATTTTCAAGTACTCATTGAAAGTCATAAAGATTTGGATGAGGGAGGAATAGCAATCTTTAAAATTACAAAAGATGGAGCCGAGAAATACATTCATATTTTTAATTCTCACAATGGTTATTATGGCCATGGATTTAATTTTACTATCGGAGAAACCGTTCTAGAAAAAGGCATTCTGTAATCAATAACATATGACAGACGAACAAATCAATATCGCAATCGCTGAAGCACTTGGAAAAGCCGTCGAGTGGCACGATGAAGCTCCATACTGGCTCGGCATGTGGTCTTCTGTGGGCGAAGGAAATGAATCATTTGCTGAATTTAATCCAGCCTACGACCTCAACGCCATGCACGAAGCGGAGAAAGTGCTTAATGATGAACAATGGCTTGAATATCGAGAGGAATTGCGGAATGTAGTCCTTGGAGGAATCAGAATGGTGTCGCAATGGTGCAAAGCTGACTTGCACGCAACCGCTCGCCAACGCGCAGAGGCATTCTTGCGAACACTCGGAAAATGGGAGGAAGATCAATGAATTCTGATACAATAAGATATTTCAAAAAAGCAGAAAAGATTCAAGAACAACTCAAAGAATTTGGTTTTCATGATTTTGTATATCTCTGGTATACTGACGGAAGATATTCTGGATATTGGAAAGATATGTCTGTTTCTATAGATGAACCAGAACAAGACTCTTATTGTCACTGGCAGTTTACTTTTAGAGGTAGATGCTCAACTAATAGGAGATTGCATCTGGAAGCAGTCATGCCAGTATTTGAAGACTATTTTGTTATTGATTTGAGATACTATGAAGACATTGAACTCCATGGTAGAAAAGGATATAGCGGAGCAACTTCTGTTTTGTCTGTTGAAGGAATTTTAGAAGAAGACTTGAAGGACATGCAAAAGTATATAGACTATTTGGTGAAATAAATTTATGAAAATACCAGTAACATTCGTAGGCGTAGATCCAATGACATTCGACCTTGTAGGAAATAGATGGTTTATAGTTGGTTGCGATGAAGAAAAAAGAACAGTAACACTTTCAACTACGCAAGATCGAACAATAGAATATAGTTTTACTGAATTAAACAAATTAAAAGGTTGTTTTTGGTTTGGACATATTTCCGATGAAGATCTCAGAACAGCTAAAGAAATTAAATGAAACAAGATTATAACAAATCAGATTTTGGTTTTGGATCAGTTGTAGGAAATGATTTCACTTCATACCCATTTAACGCAATGAAATACGATTATAATGCAGCAGTTCCTAATCTTATAGGATCAAACGGTTTAACAATTAACTCAGAAATTATTAATAATAGTCTAATTGATTGCGAACACATTCAGCGTATTAAAAAAGACATAGAACTATTAGCAAACGATACAAGCAAAGATCTAAATGTAATGCAAGCTGAAATATACACAAATCAACAATTTGTTTATAAATTAAAGCAAGATGTAGATGTATTTGTGAACGAATTGCAAACTGAAATAAACGGAACAGAAGCAATGTTAGAAAAACTCCAAAAAGAGTTACAAGAATTTAAAAAAGATACTAATAAATTTCTGAGACATTTAATCGATACTTCAATTATTCTGTCTGTTGCTATTGTTTTTATTTTAATTTTAATTATTTTTTATTACAAATGAGAGCAGATTATAAAAACACAAAAGTTGGAGATAAAATAGTCTTCAAAAAAGCTGGAGAATGGCATTACTTTTTAAACCGAATTGAGAACGCAAAGAAATTAGAAGCTGGAAAAATTTATACTGTTAAAGAAATTTCAGTTGCATCTTCTTCAACTGGTGTTAAGCTAGAAGAAACTGGTGAATTGGAATATGAACTTTGCTGGTTTGATAAATTAGAAAATATGAATACAGAAATAGAAACATTAACAGAAGAATTTGAACAAATTCTTTCATTAAAAGAAGACACAAAATTAGAAGAAGCGGGATATACAAAAAATACAGAAGAATGGATTGAACATCTTAAAACAAACTTAAATGATGAAGAAATATCAAATGGATTTATTTTTGATTATGAGATTATTAAAAACTCTGAAGCATTTGCTTTGGGTCCAGTATTTTCATATGAAGGTAAAGTAAAAGCATGTTTTTCAGCAAAATATAATTCTTTAGTAGATCTCAAAGAAGCATTAAAAGAGAAAAAATATATTTTGTATGTAGTTTTTTGTACAATTGCTTCCGAGCCTATTAGTCCAATTGAAACAAGAGATCTTCTTATTACATTTAAAGATAATTTTTCGCCAATAGATAGAATTGGAAAAAATCCAAAAATACGTTATATGTTTAGAGGACATATTCTAGATTAAAAATTATGAATCAAAACACACAAAACTGGATAATTGAACAAGCAAGCAATGTAACAAATTGGGCAAATGCAGAAGTTCCTTTGTTTATTCAAGAATTTTTGATTTGGAATTTTTATAGTGGACTAATTAACATTGTAGGGATTTTAATTTCATTAGTAATTACTTTTGGTCTTTATATTAAATTTAAAAAGTACATCGTTGAATCTTTTAAAAACGGAGAACCGTTAATGGCTTTAAGTCTCGTTTTTATCATTCCTATTGTGGTGTTTTTAGTGATAGGTCTTTTTTGTAGTGTTAAAGATGTGATTCAAATTAAAGTCGCACCAAAAGTTTATCTGGTAGAAAAAGCAGCAGAAATGATTAAAAAATAAAAAATATGCTACAAGTAATACAATTTATATTTTCCTCTTTTTGGATTTGGTTAGGAACTTTAATTTTAATAACTGCTCCTCTTGCTTACCTTTGTGATTTAGTGAGAACTCTTTTTAATAAACAATGAATACAGAACAAATAGAAAAAATTGCAATTAATTGGGATGATTGGTATGATTCAGAAAAACCAGAAAGCATTAAGTGGTCGCCAAGATATGCTGAGTATAAGATTAAAGATTTATTTTTAGAACTATTGGAAATTGAAAAACGAAGAGAACTAACAGTAAAAACGGGTCTTAGAATGAGAAATTACTTAGAACAATTTTCAAATTACGGTTTTAGTTTTGATAGAGAAAAAAGCTTTCTTGATATAGCTGGTTGTAAAATTAATCTAGAATTAGATTTTAATGCACCTACTTGGGGAATAGAATATAATGGCATTCAATTAGTAAAATGAATTTATGCAAACAGAAATAGAAACACTAAAGCGACAATTAGAAGATTGGAAAAAATGTGCAGAAGATATGGCTAGTGTTCTTGAATCTTTTGGTTTTGATAAATATCATCCTTATGTAATTGATTTTACAAAATTAAATGAAAAATATTTGGTAGAATAAATTCATGAATAACGACGAACTAACAACAAAAATTTATAGAATGTTTCAAAATGAAACTATATTCCATAAAATTGAAATAAAAGACTCTACTGGTAAGATTTGGTTTGAAGGAAAACTTTATACCGAAGAAAAACAAGGCGAAGCAAAAATTCCAAACCTGTATAAGAAGCTTGATCAAGCTATTAGAAACATTCCAGATCATTTTTAAATTATGAAAATAACATACGAACTAAAAAATATAATAGAAAATATATCTACACTAACTCCTAGTGAAATTATTAAGAAACTTGATGATTTTTTGTATATCACAAACAGTTTTGATGAAAAGTATGGTGGAAATTTTAATACTCTATATTGTGGACTACATGTTTATACATATCTTCAATTGTCTTCAAAATATAAATTTGAACATAATGTAAACGATTTAGAATTTCCAGTTCTTTTTGGTAAGTGGACTAATGAAGAACAAACAATTTCTTTATATCTTTCTCCAGATAGATGTAAAGATGATGAATTTATTATTGAAAACGGATTATGAATGACGCAGAATATTGGGAAAAACAAATTGTAGAAGTTTGTAAACAATACTTTTATCTTCGGGAAATATTAAATGAAATTGTTATTGCTCCCTTCGATAAGGAACCATTTAATAACATAGAATGGTATAAAAATGTTGCAAAAAGAGCATTAGAAGAATCTTCATTAAATGAATAACGAATATACACCAGATAAATGGCTGGTTGTTAAAATTGAAGGAGAAGAATTTCCTTTGACCTGTGAACTACCAGTAGGCTAAAGACCTACTGGCTTCAGGGTATAAATTCTACCCTTCTTTTTAAGAACTTCAACGCCAGTGCCTCTAGAAACCTTTGAGATCTCCTTTGGTCTTACCTTAGCTCCATTCCTGTTATCGACAGTTCCTGCCGATTGAATTGCTAATGCTCTTCTTAAAATATTCCTACTTGCATTAACATCTCTGTCATGTATTGTGTTGCATTTAGAACAAGTCCAAGTTCTTTCATCCAATGAAAGAGATTCTTTGGTGTGATCGCAGCAACTACATGTTTTGGAAGACGGATAGAAACGATCAATTACAATCACTTCTTTATCATTCCATTCTGCTTTGTACTTTAATTTGGTCACAAAGCTCGACCATGCTACGTCTGATATTGCCTTAGAAAGTTTATGATTCTTAACCATCCCTTTCACGTTCAGGTTTTCTATTGCAATCAGATCATAGTCTCTTACTAACTTAGAAGAAACTTTATGTTGCATATCATTACGAGAATTGGTTATCTTCTCGTGTACCTTTGCAACAGCTATTCTAGCTTTGTCTCTTCCTTTTGATCCTTTTTGTTTTCTACTTAAAATTCTTTGCTTTTTAGCTAACTTAGCTTCATACTTCTTAGTGAACTTCGGATTACAATATCTCTGTTCTTCAGAAGTAATAATGAAGTCTTTCAACCCCAAATCAATTCCAATGCTCTTTCCTGTTTTCTTGTGTTTAATTGGCTTTTCCGCAACGCACAGGAAGGAAATGTAGTATTTTCCTGTAGTTAATTTGGAAATGGTTGCTGATTTAATTTCTCCTTTTAGTTCTCTATGTTTAACAAATTTTAATCCTTCTTTGAACTTTGGTATTTGAACTACATTTTCTTCTTTTAAAGAAATATGTTGAGGGATCTGAAACGAATTTTTATTCTTTTTTGATTTAAAACGAGGGAACTTAGATTTCTTTTTAAAAAAATTGCCATAAGCTGTTTCCAAATTCATTAGAGTGGATATAAGAACTTGCGAATTAACTTCTTTTAACCATTCATATCCTTCTTCTTTTTTCTTAGCTACTAAATTTCCTGCACATTGATTAAAATTCAACGTTGTTTTGTTTTCCAAATAATGTTTTTGCTTTTCAGATAAAAAGTGATTATAGATGAATCTAGAACATCCAAAGTGCTTTGCTAAAAGAACTTCTTGCTCCTTTGTAGGAAGCAAACGGAACTTAAATGCTTTATGCATTTCGTTCTCTTTTAGTTCTTGACATTTCCCGATCATTTATTATACTTATCTCAGATGAATGTATTTTTAGAGTAAAAATTAAAAATACTTTAAAATATTTTAAATAGTAATTTATGAAACAATACACACCGGACAAATGGCTGGTTATTAAAATAGAGGGCGGAGATTTCCCACTGACCTATAAAGTATTTGCTTGTTGGCATGGAGGATATTTGGACGGAGATTCTTGGAAACTAAACAGCGGAATTACAAAAGTTACAAAAGAAGGAAATTTCTATTTGTTTGAAGGTTATTCTGGTTCTGTTTATGCCTGTAACGAAAAACGTTATGGTTCCACTGCATATGGTTATGGTGTTTTACATAACATTATAGAAAAATCCAAAGAAGCTGGAGTAAATGTAGAAAAAATGCCAGACGATACAAATTGGCTGGAGTTAGTATAATTATTTAAAATAAATATCATATATATGAGCATAACAAACAACAATTATATTCTTCCTGAATCTGTCAATTTGGATGAAATGAGAGAATCATTTAAACGACACGGTTATGCTGTTGCTCGTGGTTTGTTTTCCAAAACAGAGGTAGAAGAAATTAAAAATACCTTTGATCAAATTGCAAAGAATGGTCCTATTGAAGATTCTTTTTATCCTGTATCTAAAGAAGAATCAAACGGAGATCCTTTAAAAGAATTTCCAAGAGTGATGCAACCGCACCGTTTCAACGCAGTATCTCGTAAGAATCTTGTTCATGCGGGTGTTCTTTTTTGCTTGAAAGACCTCATGCAAGAAGATGTACTTGCCGCACAGAGTATGTTTTATTATAAACCACCTGGCTCTAAGGGACAAGCAATGCATCAAGACAATTTCTATCTTTTAGTTGAGCCGCAAACGTGTGTTGCAGCATGGACTGCTATTGATGATGCTGATCCCGATAACGGAGGAATGTATCTTGTGTCAGATACAGCAGAAGAGGCAATCATATGCCCTAAAGAAGCTAATGCTAATGAGTCATTCACAACTCATTTTGTACCAACTCCAAAAGGAAAAAAAGCTGTTCCTTGTATTATGAAGTCAGGAGATACATTGTTCTTTAACGGTTCTTCAATTCATGGTTCTGGACCAAATCGTTCTAAAGACAGATTTCGTAGATCATTTATTTGTCATTATGTTCCAAAAACAACACAACGCATTAGCAAGCATTATCTTCCGTTAATAACACCTGAAGGAGAAGATGTTATGATTGAAGCTAATCAGAGCGGAGGTCCATGTGGCAGCACATGGGAAGGTGGACAACATTAAATCTTAAAGAAGCTGGAGTGAAGGTAGAAATAATGCCAGATGATACAAATTGGCTTGACTTGTTCTACAATTGATAATATTTTTTTGTATAAATAGTTAATATGAAATCAAAAGATCAAACATTGTTAGAAGAAGCTTATACCAAAATAACAGTCAATCCTGTTATGAATACTGCATTAAAGACCACTAACTCTTCTAAGAAAAACCCTACATTTGAAGAAGTAAAAGTAGGAGATCGGTATATTAGTACTTTGAAAATGCAAAATCAAAAGCCATGGTTTTATGTCAGTACAGTCCTATCTGTAGAGCCGATTAGTATGAGATTCGGAAAACCAGATAGAATTGTAAGTGTGAAGATAGAGACAAACGAAGGAAAGGTCATTGATCAAGAAAAAAAGATTTGGGTTAGTCAATTACAAAAAGGATTAGTATAAAAAAACTTGACTTGTCCTTTGAATAATCTATACTGGTTATATGAGAAATCCAGAAGATACAAAATTTGTTTGGGATGAAAAAAATTTTAATACTGTTAAAGAAACTCTTTGTTCCAAATCTTATACGGAAGAAGTATTAAAACTTCTTGTAGATGCATGTATAGAGTATGAAATAATTGATGTGAAAGCAACTGAAGGCAGTGCTATTAAGACCATAAATGAATATGAATTTTCTATTGGAGAAGATCATTTTGTTTTAACCGTGTTATATTATCACAACGGAAAAATAACCTTCAGCGGATTTGTGTCATATAGTAATGATGATTTCTTCTCATCGTTGGGAATTCAAGATTTTATTACTAGGATGAAAGATTCTTTAGAAAAAAATAATTTTTTATCTTGACGTTTCCGAAAATATTCTCTAATATCATCAACATGAGCAGAGAACCTAAAAAATTAAAAGGCGGAAAAGACTTGGCGTATAAAGTTTCAAATCATCCAAATTTTTTGAAACTCGGTGAACGAGGATTGAAGAAATTGGTTAAGAAAATTCAGAAAGAAAAATAAAAACATGTTTAAAAAACTATTCAAAAAAATTCAAAGCAAGTGGGATTTTTGGATCTATTGTAGATTCTTTCATTCTATTAAAAGGATTTGCGAAGAGAAATCAGGTTGGAGTCATATCATGGAGCTTCATCTTAGGGATTATAATCAGTCTCATCCTATTGATGAAAAACTGAAAGAATCCGCAGAGTTGTATTATAATTCAGTGTTTAAAACCAAATGAAAAAAAGCCTTTACAAAATTGAAAGACTTTGGGAATATCCTGATACACCCGAACATAATCGATGGTCACTTTTATATCCTTATGATTGTATGCAAAAATCATTTGCAGAAGGTGCTTGGTCTATGTTAAAAAGCTACTATAATCAGAACTACAAACATCGTTTGCTCAAAGATGGCGAAGTAATTGAAGAAATTGGTTATCAAAAAATTAAAGTGAATTAACATTATGAAAAATATTATGAGTGATACTACTGGTGATTCTAATTTTAAATATAAAGAACTATCGCCTACTGATTGGTTTGAAATTTATTCCAAAATAAAAAAAGAAAGAGATATGTATCGAGAGGCAATTTTGAATTGCTTGGATTGGTCTAATGGTAGAGAATATGAGTGGGGAGAAAGAGCAGAAAATGCTTTTGCTTTTCTGCACAATGCGATATACAAAGAACATGAAAACACATTTTGACAAACAAATAGAAAAGATTAAAGCAATGCTTAGTGATAAGATAGCTGATCTAAAACTTAATCCTGATTCTTTTGAAGATGACAAACAAAATTATATTAATCATTTACACTATCAAATGAACAAAATAGAATTTGCTAGAGAAGTTCACAATCATTATGTTCTTACAGGTGAAGTAAAAATTCCAGAATAATTTATGAAAACATACAACTACGAAGCGAGAAGCGAAGACAAACAAAATAACTATCTCGAACCTCATCCAGATGATCCAAAATACTACAAACAAAACAACTATCCAAAACCTCATCCAGAGGAACCAAAACCAATTCCAGTCTATGAACAACTCGCAGAATTGGAATATGCAATCGAAAAACTCACAGAACTACAAAAAACTCTAATCAAAAGATTGCAATGGGTTTCTAATCCTTGTGAAAGACCTACACCAGAAATTTGTGGTGAAACTAAAGCAAATTCAGAACGTCCAGATTCTGAAATTGTTCAAAGAATTAATAGATCGGTAAGAAACATTAGAGAGTTGCAATTTAATCTTAGCATCCAATTAGAAGACTTGGACGTGTGAACAAACCAAAAGACACAATAACTTTTGGAAAATATAAAGGCAAAACCTTTGATGAGATTGCTGATATTGATCCAGATTATATTTTATGGCTTGACGAAAAAGTAAAAGATGTTAAACTTCCTAAGAAGTGGATAAAGGCTGTGGAAATGGATGTTAGAGAAAGAGATAGTGAATTACGTGATATTTTAGCAGAACACGCATTTGATATTTATTGATGAAAATTTCGAAGAATAGTTTAGGTGGACAGAACAACCATGGACGCATGAGTAGCGCACGTTCGAGTCGTGCTTCTTCGACCATTTTTAAAAAATTACAAAAGTTAGATAGAGAGATTACAAAACTCTATAAAATGATAACTCCTTTTGGAGCTTATAGTTTTGATTTTGGAAAGCATAGATTCATGAAACTTGAAGAACAAATCAAAAAACTTGACTTGAAGAGAAAAGAAGTTAGACTTGAGAGAAAGAGATATAATTTATGAACGACAATGATGTATTTTTATTTTACAAACACAAAGTAATTCGCTGGTTTCCTAATGTTAGTATTGATCAGGGATGTGCATTTATTAAGGAAAATGTTGATGCAGGTAATTTTAATATGATGCCAGATACTCCATATTTAAATGAAGAAATGGAAAAATATCCAAATGACGTTCATGTTTTCGGAAAATTAGAAGCAATGAAAAAAGTTTAACTAGAAAGAAATATAATTTATGACAATACATACAGCAAAAGTAAATGGTGAGCTTTTAAGAGCTGCGCGTGAAGAAAATTGGACTTGGGAAGAAGCACAAGAAAATTTAAAACAGACATATGGAGAAGATGCTGTTATAGAATTAGTTTCAAGTTTTTGTGGAAGTAGAAATAATCCTTTGGATGAAGTTGAAAAACATGAAAAACACAATTAATGCCATAAAACTTGATTATGAAAACCATTATGATCTTTCATTAAAGATATATGAATTTCTTAAAAATATAGTAGAAAATAAAAAAGATTGCGAAAGAAACACTTTCGTTGCAATTCCTAAGATTAGGAAACCTTATTTTTGGCAATTTAACAAAAAGAAAAAATATAAACAAGAATGCGATTCGATTTTTGAAGATTTTAAAAAATGGAATGAAGAATCAGAAAACTTGATTAAAAAGAAAGAAATATAATTTATGAAAAATAAAATTACAGTAAATTTATACGCTAAAAAGTACGGTGAAAACGAACTAGCTAAAATGATTCTTAATAAAGAATTTGGCTTTGAATTTTCAATTGAAAGCGATACAGAAAGAAGCCGAAGAATTCTTTCTTTTGAAGAAGCACTATCTTTAAAGGATAGTTTAGATCAGGCTTTTAGTGATTACAAAAAATATAGTTTGTGAAATTTATGATCCGCGAATTTGACTACTACAGTAACGAATCCCACAATTGTCTTGTGATCTGTCCTTACTGTCATTCAGCATATCAAGCAGAAGCAGGAGATTATTCCGAAGAGGTGAGAGAAGAAAAATGCCAAAATTGCAGACACACATTTATTCGTTGGGACGAATTTGAGGTCACATATTATACTAAAAAGAAAAAATAAATTATGGATGATAATTCAAAATATCTATTAGCTTCTGTTAAAGAAGATTTAACATATATACAGAACAATATTTTCAATAAACCAAAGAAAGTTGAATGCGAATGTAGACCATTTGGTAACGATTATATAATATTCTTTCTTACTAAAACGCCTAATGTCTTTCACAGAAAGATGATGGAATTGGTTTTTGGTTTTAAATTTAAAAAATATGGACAACACAATAATAAACATTAGACTTTTTGCTTGGCATTTTCAAATTGAAAGAGGTTCATGGAAACCTAAAATTTCTTATAATTCATATCATAAACAAAATAACTTTAGTGATGGTTATTTTAGAATTTATAACTTTTTTGGATACGGAAATTAAAACGTGAAGCTATCTAACTATTTTTGGGAACCTATTAAAATTGAACATACCAATGTTTATTTTTGGTCTGATATGCATTTAGGTCATAAGTGCGAGCATTGGGAAACTCCTTTGTGGAAAAATAGAGGTTTTGATTGCGTAGAAGATCATGATGAAACCTTGATCAACAGATGGAACAACAAACTCAATCAAGAGTCTGAAATCTTTCATTTGGGCGATATAATGTTTGGTATCAACGGAGAAGAAAGACTGACAAATGCTCTTAATAGGTTGACATTCAAGATTCTGTATCTTTTTTCAGGCAACCATTCAGCTGGTTACAAACAATTGTTGAGTAATTCATCAGAAGAAAACGGAATTAGGTATCTTGATTTTAATAATAAAAGAGTTTATTTTGTTCCAAATTATTTAGAAATTATGATTTGCGGTCAACCTATCGTGCTTTCTCATTATGCTTTAGCAGCATGGAACGGGCAGGGCAAGGGGTCATTTATGATTCACGGACACAGCCACTCGAATCTATACAAGAATGAACTTGGAAAACTTTTATACCAATGCAAAATTGTCGATGTTGGCGTAGAAAATTCACCAACCCCACTATCCTTTACGCAACTCAGAAGCAAATTTAAAGCTTTAGAAAACATAACATTTGACCATCATACTAAAGACACTTTAAATCCATTTTAATGAAAACTCTTTATCTTATCTGTGGTCCGAGTGGCTCAGGAAAAACCACGTTCGCCAACAAGATTAAAAAAGAAAAAAATATCGCCAATCATTTTGAAGCAGATCAATGGATGGTCGATCAAGATGGCAACTATCTTTTTAATCCTAAAAGACTTGGCTATTGTCATGCTGAGTGCCAAAAAAGTACAGAAGAGTCTATGCAAAGAGGAGAAGATGTTATTGTCTCTAATACCACTCTTACCAAAAAAGAAGCAAAACCTTATATTGACATGGCAAGAAATTATGGTTATACTGTAGCGATATTACATATGACTGGAGAATTTATAAACAAACACGGAGTTCCATATTGGAAGATTGAAGAAATGAGAAACAAAAGACAATGGTTTTCTTTAGCAGATTTTGAAGCTTGACTTTAAGATAGAAAAAGCATGGTAATTAAAAATGAAACATAATTTAACTTGCCCATTTTGCAGAACTTCTGACGAGCATAATTTTGTTCCTGTTCAGTTTGATTGCGAAGACAGAGAAGGAATACCGTCTGCAATATCCTGTGATTCATGCGGGTGTCGAAGCCCGTGGGTTTATGTTACCAAAAAAGAATGGGAGAATTCAAACGGAGAAATTCCAATAACTTTAATCAAAAATTGGAAAAAATATATACCAAATTAAAAATATGAGTAACCTAATAACACACGCAAAAAAAGAGCTTGGTCTTATCTATTCAGAAGAAGATTTAAAAGAAGGATATAATAAATTAGCATATGATTGTATTCTGGAGCTTATTGAAGTATTTTCAAAACAAGGACATTCTGGTTTCAGTGCTCCTTATGTTGCAAATATGTTTAAAACTTTAGCAAATTTTGAAACATTAACTCCTCTCACTGGAGAAGATAATGAATGGGGAGATATTTCTAGTTTAGGAGATGATCCAAAATATCAAAACATAAGAAATGGTGCAGTATTTAAAAATTCAGATGGGTCATCTTATTACATAGAAGCTGTAGTATGGAGAGATTCAGATGGAGATTGCTACACAAACGGAAAATCCAAAATGAATGTCAAATTTCCTCTTATACCTAAAACTTTTTATGTTGACAGTTATGAAGATGGTTCGTATAATGAAAAGCAATATCAAGAAGCTTTAGATTATTATGCAAAATAGAACCCTTAAATTTCGCGCTTGGGATACACTAGCAAAAAAGTTCACCTATCCAGACAAAGGTTATCAAGGACATTATGTTCTTACTTTGAATGGAGAATTTTGGAACCTTCAGAATGGTTCTGGGGGAGATGAATATGTTGTTCAGCAATGGACTGGACTAAATGACTATGAAAACAATAATATTTATGAAGGTGATATAGTAAGATATGAGCTAGATGGTACTGTTTATATTCAAACCGTAGAGTGGGGTAATAATGGTTGGGAGATGATAGATACAAGATTATATAGTACACCTCTAATAGTCAATTTGCCAAACTTTGAAGTAGTTGGAAATATTTTTGAATCTAGAGAACTTTTAAAAAATAAAGATTGACGTTTCCTAAAATATTGTCTATTATTTAAACTATGAACGATATTAATTGGAGAGACATTAATGAGGATCATCACATCTTCTTGAAGGACTTAAAGCACAAAAGAGTTATACTGGAAACTGATGTAGCATTTCGAATTGATTTTGCAGGCAATGTTGATCCGTATAACAATGTATTGCTCACATGGGAGGAGACTGTGTTGAGATATGCTTTTCTTGGAAATAACTGAACAAGTAGGTAAAAAAACTTATGAATAGAATCCCAAATTATAGAGTCTGGCACAAAATTGAAAAACGTTTTGTGGATTTGAGAAACATTGATTTTGAGTTTGAGAAAATTGGTTATGATGCTTATAGAGAAGCTCATTATTATGATGTTGCTAAATTTGATGAGATAGTCTTTCAGCAATTTACTGAACTCTACGACAAGAATAAAAAACCAATCTATGAAGGCGACAGAGTAAGATTTGGATATACTGGAAATGTAGACTTCTTTGGGGAAGTTATATGGCTTGAAGATAGAGCATCTTTTGGAGTTAGAACTAAGAATGCTTTTGAAACTTTTGAAGACTTAATGGATTATATGAAATACTTTGAAGTAGTTGGTAATATATTTCAATTGCCTTGTAATCCAGATCATAATGGAGAATGTTTGGTTTGTGATTGTTGGTTGAGTGATTGTCCTTTTTTGAATAAAAATGAAAGCTAAATTAAAACCATTAAAAGGAATATATTACGGTACAGAGATTGAAATTACCGAAGGTCCATTAAAAAACCTTTATTTCAAACTTTGGAAGTCTACTGGAAATCCAAGTGATAGAGAATTAGAGGGATACAATTATACTAGAGAACAATGGAACGACAATGAAATGGTTGATGGTGGTTGGGGCGAAAAAGTTCCAATTCAACAATTAGATATTACTTGTGACGGTCATTATGAATCTCAAGAAGTTTATCAGTTAGCCAAAATACTTATTGAATTTTTGAACATTGTAGCCGACGAAAAATTGAAATAATGATCAAGACGTATAAATTCACATTTAAGCTTGTTAGAAATTTTGGACTAGGGTTTGAGATACATTCACCAAAATTAAATGGATGTTGTTTTATTATTATGGTTGGTTGTTTACAATTTCAATTTTGGAACAGAGGAAAATATCTTATAGGTTTCGAAAGTTATTGGGATATTTCTGATTGGATTAGATAAGCAAAATGGAAAAAATTATTACAGAACAACAAGATGTTATTGTTAATCGAAATAATGATTTATATATGACTAAAGAATATAGAAAATATATTGGACAAGTTTGTACTGTACAGAAGCAATGCAAGAACGGAAAATTTTTAGTAAAACATTCTGATGGTTCTACTATGGCTTTTGCTAAGAAAAATCTTGACGTTTCATCAAACAATCTCTAATATCTAAGTTATAAAGAATATGAAATTTTCCCCGTGTCATGTGTTGGACCGAGATGTACGAACTGTACTCAAGCGCGAAGAAACACAAAGTAGTGCTACAAAGCATTATGATTGCCCATACGTTATGGACAGTCTTCGCGGCGGGGAAACATTTTAAAATTATTATTTAAATTATGACAACCGAAGAACTTGCTAGACACGAGACACTGAAATCAAAACAGAACTTTGATGACGGTTCGAAGATGCGAACCACGCGGCCATCTTCTGGGGGTTGCTGTCACTTCTGCGGACGATCAGGGAAATATCTACTAGATGTCAATCTTAACGGGAATTGGTGGCACTTCAAGTGCGCTGAAACCAAAAAAGAAGCTGCAAAATGGGTTAAATGGCGATCAAAATTAGGAGCGGAATGCCGCATTCTGTCGAACTCGACCAACTAAAATCCTCAAACATTCTCTAATTTCTAAACTATGACAAACGAACAAATCAATATTGCTATTGCGGAAGCGTGTGGGTGGAAACTCGTAAAAGATGACCCTAACCATGAGCCATATATGGAAGACCCTCTTGGCTATAAAATAGCGATTAACTCACTTCAGCATAGGCTCCCAAATTACTGCAAAGACCTCAACGCAATTCAAGATGCGGTGATGACTCTACCAGAGAAAAAGCGAATATTATACGGAATGTATCTTGCTTCTACATGTGGGCATATTAATAAAAATACCGTGGGGTTGTGGCACATATCCACAGCAACTGCTCGTCACCGCGCAGAGGCATTTCTAAAAACAATCGGTAAATGGGAGGAATAATATAACAAATGAATAACATTATTAAGCCATTAAACCCATCGAATGGAAGCTATGTTCCTCCTCCTAGTCCTATTCCACCTCCATGTCCTTTTATTACTGATATGAAACCTATACTAACAAAAGAAGAAAACGTGAATCTATATCTAAAAAACTTCATGCAACTTGGCGAAGCTCTTATGAATGCTGGTGGTAATTCATTCCTAATTCTTAAAAAATATGACGATTTTTTGAGAACACTTGCTGCTAATAATATCGAAGTTACTGCAAAATATAATCCTCCAGATGAAACAATGCCTTTGAAAACTACAGGTGAAAATGAAATGATCTTCTTTGATGAAGTTGATCCAAGAATAACAGAAGAAGATTGGAATTCTTTTCAAGAATATTTAAAACAAGACATTAATGAACAGAAAAAATGGCTAATGCAGAAAAAATGGAGAGAAAAGAAAGCTAAGTTTGATGAAGATTTTGCAAAAATTGGTATAAGAAGAGATCCAATGTGGCAAAAACCTCTAAGCGTTGCTGATCCAAAACAATGAAAATAAAACAATCTGATATTATTACAGATAGACTTCCAGAAATAAGAACAGCAAATGGGTATACAAATGTTGTTCTTGCTCTTTGGAAAGAAGAAAATTACTGTGAATCAAATAGATATATTCCTATGTGGTCAATATGCAATACAGAATATTACAATGAAAATCCTGACGAATTTCAAGGTTGGATTGAATTAGAAGATAATTTTCCAATAAAAGAATAAAATGAATAACACACCTTCACAAACGGAAATAGAAGAAGTGTTTTGTGCATTTTATGAATTATCCAACAGGTATAGAATGATATACGGGGTTGATTATAAATCACTCATAAAGGTATTGGAATTTTGGAATGAATTAGGGGAGAAAGAAATAGAAAGACTTGACAGTTTACGATACGAACCAAGAATGAAAGCGCCGATGTATCCAACTTATGATAAAGATTGGAATATAATAGGATGACAAACGATCAAACTTGAAATGAACAGCAAAGAAATTGATAATTCAAATTATTATAAGAGGAAACTAAAAGAATCTTTAGAATCTTACGTGGGTAAAGAGAACACTCAAGAACTTCGAGATGAGATATGTATAGTTGTAGAAAAATTGCTTCCTGAGATAATTGAAGAATTGTATAGAAAAGTTTAACTTAAAAACATGAAAAACAATCAAACTTTTTTAGAATTTAAAATTTCTTTTTTAGAAGCAACTACCAGTATATTGTCTATCGAAGAACTCATCTTAATAAAATTAAGATCATTCGGCTACAAAATTAGACAGTTTATACAATTGTCTGTGGAGTTGTATGAAGACCTAATCAAACAAGCTGGTATCGAAGAACTTGAAGTATCATTTTTAGAAGACGAGCAAAATTACAGAATTAGAGTTTTTAATAAAGTATGAAATTTTTTGACTGGAGCTTCGTAGAAGTTTTTTGTTATTGTTTAGGATTTTTCTTTGGTTATTTTTTTAGAAAATTTCAAAAAAGAGATTGACATTTCCAGAAACAATCTCTAATATCTAAACCATGACAAACGAACAAATCAATACACTTGTTAATTTACTGAAAGATTTGGATAACGCCATTCCAAAAGACGAAGGAGCTGTATCAATTCAACTATACTCAGACGGTAGCGGAAGAATAAATCTAGAAATGTGGGGAGTTCTTGTGGCATATGGTTGTTTAGGAGAAGAAATGATTATAGATCACAGCTTAGTTAATGAGATGAATCCTGATTGGCTTCCTGATATCGAAGTATACGTCAAACGTCTTAATCAGATTCTACACAAAGAAAATAATTCTTGACATTTCTGACAATATTCTCTAATATCAAATTTATGAAAAACGAAAACCTAACAAAATTAGAGTTAGAATTATCAAAACTTCTAAAAAAAGCAATAGATGCTTTATATGATGCAGGAGAAGATCAAATTTCAAATAGTCTCCAAAGTGATATGGAGAAAGCTATACAAAAAAGAAATATGGTAAAAAGTTTGACGTTTCCAAAATAATCTCTAATATCGTTTCTACCATGAATAAAACATATAAACAACCTAGTAAAATCAAAATTTCTTTTGAGATGAAAGAAGACATTCTTGACTTGCTTGATACAACTCTTCATGACATCGCAAACGACAACTATACCGAACCCAAGTCTTTTATTAGTACTTCTCATCATGAAAAAGTTTTAGACTTAAATGACTTGTATAGAGAAATTCTAGGCGCGGAATATCTTATTGAGCAACTACAAAAGATTAAGATTGAACGAACTAAGGAAGCTGACAAGTTGCTGAAAAAAATCAATAATATCTAATATGAAATATCCACACAATCCTTATTATAATCCCGATAAGCTCAATCTTACTCTTTATTCTCTAGATAAAGATGATACAGATTATGACTATGATACACTATGTTTTTGGGCTACTGAAGATGGAAGAGTCTATACTGCA